AAGATGATTTTAAAATTGAATAATTTTAAAGATGAATTATCAACTAAAAGAGTTGGATATTATCAAGAAGTCATTAATTTAGTATCTAAAGAAGACAAAAATGAAGGAAAGACAGGTGAACCTTATACTTTTATAGTATATATCAAAGAATTAGATAGATATATAAATGGAATGTCAAAAGTTGAATTGACAAATTTAGAATTAATATCAGGTTTTGAAACAGATAGATTTAGCTGGGCTGCAAAATGTTTAATAAATGATACTCAAAGCTAGATATAATTTTTCTAAAATACAAAATGGTGAAGTATATAGATATGTTGATATGACAAATGCTTTTTCTCTTTTAATTGTTAAATCTGGATGGAATAATAAATATGATTGCATATTAGAATCAGGAGAGTATGAAAGTGTTGACGTTAATCTTTATACTGCTCAAGATATTCAAAAAATTTATGGAATTACTACATTTTTGAGAAAAGAAAAACTAATAAAAATCAATAAAACTTTAAAATAGTACCACTTTTTTTAATATATATTTTCATGAAAGTATATTGTAAAAATAATTGTCAAAAATTTAAAAAAGGTAAATATTATGAAGTCATTTCTATTGCTTCTGTGTTTGAACAAAATGATTTTATAACAATACAAAATGATTATCCTTATAGATTTAGGTTAAATACATCAAAAGATTTTATAGAGGATTTTATTGGTGAAAATGAATATTATTTTTACAATTATTTTTATGATATAAGAGAAGAACGAAAAATAAAATTAGAACAACTTTCCAAAATAAATTAAATTATTTTATATATCTAGAAACAGCAAATACTTTATCTGGATCTCTTTTCTTTTTATAAACACCATCACCTTCACGACCACCACTACCATTTGTATTGCCTTCAATTGTGATAAAATATCCATCTTTATCTAATTTTACAAAAAATCCAACATGACCAACTCTACCAAGATTTGGATAATAATAAGTTACAACATCTCCAGCTAATGGTGTTTTATTATTTTTTCGTTTTGCTTTCCATATAATATCAATTGGCTTAGCATAATTTGGTGACCATGCACTATTAGGGTTTTTTATTTTATATGCAGTTAAATTATAACCAACAAATGCTCCACACCAAGGATTACCATAATCAGCACCTACTTCTTTAAGATATTTATCAACCATAGGACCTCTATTTGGTGTCGTTTCACGAACATTTAGTTGAGATTCAATAGATACTATCAATTTATTACGTAGCTCTAAATTTTCAGAGTCTAATACTCCAAATATGAGCATAAATATAAAAGTAAATACAATTCTATATTTCATTTAAACAATTTTTTTTACATTTTACTAAATATTAATGCTGCTGCAATTATAAAAGTAACCAAATAGATAATAGAATATTGCATTTTTTTATCCATTGGTAATGAATCAAATTTATGATATATTTCTTGATGCATAAATTTATACATTTTAGGAAATGATACTCTTAATGCTAAACGTGCGGTCCATACTGCAACTAAGAATACTACTATTTTAGATAATAATGTTTCAATTTCACTATAATAATCAAAAAAAGCACTATTTGGAAACATATAAACTAAAAAACTATTAAATAAAAAAAAGATTATTAATATAGCTGGAACAACTATCATTTCTTCTTTATATGTTCTATAAAAATCACTACGTTTAAATTTTAACCAAAGGTTTTTCATATTGTTTAAGGTTTAGCTTTGAAAGATATTGCATCTTTAGTTTTATTAGGTAGAACCATAAGAGGCTCCATTCCAATACCACTTTTTTTTCTTTTTTTCTTTTTTTCCTCAGCTTTATATGATGGATGATCTACTTGTGGCGCAACATATTCAACTGGCGTTATTTCTTCAAATGTTTTTAAATATTTCATATTCTATATATTAATATTTTTTTTAAAAAAACATCTAATGTTAAAAAACATAGTTAAAAAACATATTTTGGTGATGTTAATTTAAGATAACCTTATCTTTTATTTAACGGTAAATCAAGTAACTTATAGTATTTTAGCCGTCTTAATAGTGTAAAACAAATAAAAATAAAAAACAAATTATGAAAATTAAAACAATTATTACAATCGCAGCATTATCACTAGTATTATCAAGTAATTTAATGTCAAAAAATATAGAAAATGAAGCATGGCTAACAAAAGTAGAAGAAGATTCAAAGTATAATCCTTCAAAATTTGTTAAAGCTGAAATGGACGAAGATATTATAAAAATGGAAATACAGACAGCATCAGATTCAGATAAAGAAATTGAAAAATATGCAAATAAAATGATTTATTTGATAAAATATAGGGATGAAAAAACATTATGCAAAAAATAATTAAAAATTATATTTATCCACATCAAATTCAACAATTGCGTGAAATCTAGTTGATTCCCAACCTTTTGATATTTCACCAGTTTCAACATCTTCTACATCTACTATTAAATAAGGTTTACCCATCATTTTATATTCTATTGAAGTATAAATTCTTAAAACCTTATATTTTTTATCTTTTACTAAAAAAAGATTAGATGTTGGTTCGTCACAAACAACAATATCACCTTCTTTATAATCAACATAATTTCCTGTTGATGTATTATATAATTCAAATGTTTTTAAATATCTCATGTATTTGCTATTCTTTGTATTAATTTACTAATTAAATATTTAGTAAGTAAGTCATTATTAACAATTTGATTAACATCACCAATTGAAATTATAATATTTTTTGATAATTTTTCATTTTTTGAGCCATCTGTTGGTGGTTTAATTTGACGAAATGAATTTACAGGTAATTCTAACAAGCAAATATACATTTGTCCTGTACTAAATTTATCAACAAAAAAAGGACCTTCTACTTCAAATGGATATAAATTATTTAGAACTATTCCACCTTCTTCGTATAATCCTCTTCTAATTGTTTGCTCAGGTGTTTCACCTTGCTCCATTGCTTCTGTAATAACAGTCAAATAATTTGTTATTCTTTTCAAATTTGACTTATCACGATTTTTATATTGATATGCTGGGGTATATTCTAATCTCATTAAGAATGTTGCTTCATCTCTAAAATATGGTAGTATCGCAACTTTATCACCAATTTGCATAATTTCAGTATCTTTATACTTAATCATGTCTATATGATTTCCGTTAAATAATACTTCATCTTCTGGTACAATTGGCTTATCTTCTATTTGTGTAAATTTTTCCATTAAGGTACTTTTTCTTTTATATATTAAAAAACAAAAATGATTATTGTAGCTCTTCTATAATTTTATAGAAACTTTTGTGATTTCTCAATTCATCAAGCAATTTGCTATCAGTTTTTGAAAAATTTTTAATAATTCTACTACGATATAAATCAGTATCGGGATGATACCAAGTATCAAAATTTAGAGTTATAAATAATTCATTATGATTACAATTCATTAATGACATAATAGCTTCTTCATAATATAATTTTTCATCTTCAATTGTTACTTTCACTAAGTAATATTTGAATTTTTTTATTATTTCAAGCATTATATCTTTTCTTCCACCAAATAATCCACCAATAATATGCCTTGATGAATCATATCTATCATAATGTTTCATAGTTACTGTATCTGAATAAAAGAATTTAGAATTTTCTTTACTTATAAATATACATTTATCTTTACTTATTGTAATTAGATTCTTTAGAAATTTATTATTAAATAACGGTGAATTAAATCCAATTTTATTATTATTATCAGTATTTAAATATTTTTGTGGTATTAATCCATCAAAACATAATCCAGCATCTATCCAATAATAATAATCATATGACATATCTTCCATAGTAAGCCAAATGAATTTCATATATTGAATTTCATAACATCTTTCAGATTTTTTAACATTATCCGAATCTTTATATTTACTTAATAATTCTTTGAAATTATTATTTTCTAGATCAAATATTTTTATCTCTAAATGATTTTTATCTATTTTATTTTTATCATAAAAGAAATCACACAACAAATCATATTCAGAACTAGAAGTATAGCAAACAAAATCAGCATCAGTTATTTTTAATATTGACAATAAACTATATTTATAATGATCATTTCTATCATTTCTTCCTCCAAAGTTTGTACCATATAAATTAGAATAAATGCAGGTTATAATTTTTACTTTCATATTTTTTATATATTAAAAAAACAAAAACACATTTAAATAATATATTAAATAAAAAAATAATATGATACCTAATATTAAACCTGAAGAACTAAACAATACTTTTTTTACAATAATACCAGTAAACAATAGCATAATTGATGTATCATATATGGATTATAGAATTAATAATCCTTCAGCTCAAACATCATCACTTTCAACAACAGTAGGACTTCAAGTTTATACTAAGACATTTAAAACTGATATTAGATTAGGATTTAAATCACAAGATCATTTAGATGATAATCATAGCAACTATATTAAATTTATAAATTCAGGAATACAAAAAAATTTTATTGAAGAAATATCTAAATTAGGTGAACAAAATAGAAATGAAAATTTAGATAATAATAGATTAGATATAAATATAAAATACTTTAAAACTGATGATTCAGTATTAACATCAAGAAAACTATTATCAAAATTTATATCTGCTGGTAGTTTTATCGCTGTTAATGGTAGAATAGGTCCAGCAAATTTTATGATATCAAACTCAAAAACATATAAATATATTCTTAATTATTTAATTGGTATTCAACATGTTTATGATGGTAATGGAATCTTACAACTTGGAACAATAGCTTATAATATTAACAATTCCATAGATGATGGATTAATTTTAATGGGTAGAAAAAATAATATGGAAAATATAGGTACACATTGTTTAATATTAACAGATACTGATGGATTTATTAAATTTGATGAAATAAAAACACCACAAGGAAATCATATTATAATGTATTACTGTATTGCATCTGTTGGTAGTGCATATTCTCAATATCTCACATTAAATTCGAGAAGCATCTCTTATTATAGAAAAGAAAAACTTAAAAAATTAAATAGCATAAGAAATGAATAATTATTTCGTAAAAGGTCACACAAGCTTTATTGGGCAAACTGGCTATAACGCTCACGCAAGAGATTTTTTCACAGCATTAAGTCAAAAAATAGATTTAAAACTTAGAAATTTTACAATAGGAAAAAGTTGGATTGGCTTAGGACCAAAAAACATCTATGGTCGTTATAATGATCCACATAAACACGAATTGTATATAACTGATTATCAGAGATCATTATTATGTGAACAAACATTATATTGTGATACAGGAATTTGTGATTATGAAATTAATGATGGTAATGAATATCTTAAAAAATATAGTCAAGAAAATATTATTGATATTATTCTTAGTGAAACAGATCATCCATATTTTCATCAAATGGAAAAATATAAAGGTTTCAAAATTGCTTACAATGTTTGGGAATCAACATTATACGATAATAATTTTTTCGAAATACTTAAAAAATTTGATCAATTTTGGTGTCCATCTGAATGGCAAAAACAATGTATTATAAATCAAGGTTATCCTGCAAATAAAGTTTTTGTTATACCTGAAGCTGTTGATGGTAATATATTTAATCCAGATTATTTTAATTATAATTTAAATATGTATAAAGATAATAAATTCAAATTTATACTCTTTGGTAGATGGGAATATAGAAAATCAACAACTGAAATTATTCAAACATTCCTTAAAACATTTAATAAAAATGAGCCTGTTGATCTTATATTAGCTGTGGATAATGCTGATTATGCAGTTGATGGTATGAAAACTACCGAAGAAAGATTAAATCATTTTAATTTTAAAGATGATAGATTAAAAGTTCTTCATTTCTTAGCAAGACAAGATTATATTAATTATTTAAGAAATGGTCATGTTTTCTTATCTTGTTCAAGATCAGAGGGGTTTAATCTTCCATTAATAGAAGCTATGGCTTGTGGTACACCATCAATATATTCTAATTGTAGTGCCCAATTAGAATATGCAAAAGGTAAAGGGCATCCAGTTAAAATTTTAGGAGAAAAGGCTATACCAGGATTTGTTGGGAATTATTATCAGCCAGATTTTGATGATTTATCAAAAATAATGAGAGATGTTTATACCAATTATTGGAAATATAAAGAAATCGCACTTAAAGATTCAGAATTAATAAGAACCGAATTCTCATGGGTAAATGCTGCAAATAAAGCAATTAAGATTCTCAATGATATTTAATTGTAAAATTAACAAAAATTAATCATTATATATCAATTTTAATATAAACAAACAACTATTTTTTTTATAAAAAAAACATATTCTTAGGAATATTATAAAAAAAAATGTAAATAATATGATTAAAAAATTAATTTTTCTTTTTTTACTTACGTTTAGTAGTTTATTTATGTACGCACAAGAAACGACATCTGAAATTCAGGGTGTTATTTCTGGTACTGAAGGAGCATTACCTTATGTTACTGTAATTGCAACTCACATTCCAAGTGGTACAAAGTATGGAACTACAACACGTGATGATGGACGTTACAATTTACCAAATTTAAAAATTGGCGGACCTTATTCAATTGATGTTAGTTTTGTTGGTTTAAAAACAGAACATCAAGATAATGTAATGCTTTATTTAGGTCAAACTTTTAAAGCAAATTTTGTAATGAAAGTTGAATCTACAGAAGTAGGTGAAGTTGTTGTTACAGCAGTTAATGATAAATCTTTTAGTAGTTCAAGAACTGGTTCTCAGGAATTAATTACAAGAACACAAGTTGATCGTTTACCAACAATTAACCGTTCAATTCAAGATTTTGTAAAATTAGAACCAACATCAAACGGATTAAATATTGGTGGTAGAAGTAACCAATACAATAACATGACAGTCGATGGCGCTAATTTTAATAATTCATTTGGATTATCATCTATCTTAGGTGGTCAAACAGGCGCACAACCAATTTCATTAGAAGCTATTGAACAAATTCAGGTTAATGTGTCACCTTATGATGTTAAACAAGGTGGATTTGCTGGAACAGGCGTTAACACAGTGACAAAAAGTGGTACAAACAAATTTATAGGAAGTATCTATCAATATTCTAGGAATCAAAATTATTTAGGTTACGAGGTTGGTCCAACAACTGTTACAAAAACTCCTTTTGATTATTCTATCAAAGGATTTAGTTTAGGCGGTCCAATTATCAAAGATAAATTGTTCTTCTTCGTAAGTGGTGAACAATCTAAACAAAATGCTCCAGCAACTTCAATGCAAGCTTCTGATGCATCTCATGCTGCTGGTGGAAATTATTCTCAGGCAAACGCAGATACTTTGAAAGTTTTATCTAGTTTCTTAAAAACTAAATATGGATATGATCCTGGCTCTTTCCAAGGATATTCATTTCAAACTAATTCTGATAAGATCACAGCAAAATTAGACTGGAACATTAATAGCAAGAATACTTTCACTTTGAAGTATAACTACTTAAAATCTTCATCTGATCAATATGCATCTACTTCAAGACCAGGTACTGGTCAAACAACTGGCGGACAACCAGGTACATATTCAATGCCTTTCTTTGGTAGTGGCTATGTAATTAATAACAATTTTAATATTTTAATAGCTGAATTAAATACACATTTTAATAATAGTTTATCTAATAAATTACAAATTGGTTATACCGCATTAAGAGATTTTCGTTCGCCTCATTCTAGTAGTGCAACAATGCCGTTGGTTGATATTTTAAATAATGGTAATATTTACACATCATTTGGTTATGAAATGTACACTTATAATAATAAGTTAAATACTGATGTTTATCAATTAAACGATATTTTAACTTATTATAAAGGCTCACATGAATTAACAGTAGGTACTCAAAACTCTATTAAGAAATATCAAAATGCATTTGCTCCTGGTTATGAAGGTGTTTATCAATTCAATAGTTTGACAGACTTCTATAATTCAGCAAAAAATGGTACAGCAAACGCTAAATCATATTACTTACAATATTCAGCTTTACCTGGTGGCGCATTTCCTTGGGCTAATGCAGGTTCAACAGAGTTATCTCAGTTCATTCAAGATAAATGGAAAGTAACAAATGATTTCACTTTAACTGCTGGGTTAAGACTTGATGAAACTTTATACAAACAAGCAATGACAGATAATCCAGACTTTGATGCATTAAAATTCAAAGATGGCTCAACTTATAATATTGGTAAAGCACCTATGAATAATGTTATTATTTCACCAAGATTAGGTTTCAACTGGAACCCATTTGGCGATAAAACATTACAAGTAAGAGGCGGATCTGGTATTTTTGCAGGACCTCCACCATTCGTTTGGATTTCTAATCAGGCATCTAATAATGGTATTCAATTTGGTTCATTCACAAAAAGCAAAATTGCATTTAATTCTGATCCTACAACTTACCTACCAACTGCTGGAGCTCCTAATTCTTCTTATAGTACTGCCTTAGTATCTAGCAACTTCAAATATCCAACAGCTTGGAAATCATCTATAGCTATTGATAAGAAATTAGAAGCTGGCTGGCTAATTGGTGCTGAATATAATTATACTCAAGACATCAATGCAGTTTATTATTCTAACATAAATTTAAATGAATCTAATGGATTTGCATTGGGTGGTGTTGATAATAGAATGCGTTATTTAACTACAGCAAATACTAACAAGTATTATAGTGGAACGCCAACAGCAACTTTGACTAATCCTAATATTGGTAATGCAATTTTAATGAGCAATTCAAGTCAAGGTTATACTTACACTTTAACTGGAAAAGTTCAAAGAACTACTGAAAATTTATCTTATGGTGTAGCATACACCCGTTCAGTATCTAAGAACACCGCAGAAGGTGGATCAACAGCATCTTCCTTATGGAGTGCAGCACCTGTTGCTAATCAAGATCCTAACTCAGTAAATTTAGGTTATGCATCTTATTATCAACCTAATAGAGTTATTGCTAATTTTGCATACAAACTTAATGAAGGAGAAAATCTTTCTACATCAGTTGGTGCAATTTATGAATTGGCTAACAACGGTGTAAATTCATATACTTATAATGGCGACTTAAATGGTGATGGTAATTCAGGTAATGACTTGATGTATATTCCAAAAACTATTACTGACATCAATTTAGTTAAAGTTGGTTCTGGTGGCTTAGGTACAGGAACTTCAACTGATACAAGAACATCTGCACAAATATGGTCACAATTGGACGCTTTTATTTCTAATTCAACTTATTTGAATACTCATAGAGGTCAATATGCTAAAAGAAATGCCGCTGTAGCACCCTATTATAGTAAATTAGATTTGAATATCACACAAGATTTAAAAATTAAAGTTGGCAACTCAACTAACACTCTTAGATTTTCATTGGATATGATTAATGCTGGAAACTTCATTAACAGAGATTGGGGTGTAGTTAGAATTCCGACTGCAACAAATATCATAAAATATGAAGGTCTATCTGCTGATGGAAAAACTCCTTCATTCTCTCTTCCATTCCAAACAGGAACAACACCATTTACTCAACCATATCAAAACTCAACTAGTATTAGTTCAAGATGGCAAATGATGTTTGGTATTAAATATCTATTTAATTAAACATTTCAAAAAAGGATGCAATTTTTTTTGCATCCTTTTTTTTATTTTAAACATTTTATATTTAAGATTATATAAACATTATGAAAAAAATAGTATTAATAAGTTCTTATTGTGATACAGATGAAAAAATTGAAATTTTAAAAAGCAATATAGATACAATAAAAAGTTTAGGACTTGATGTGATGCTAAATAGTCCATTATCACTACCATTAGATTTAATAAATAAATGTGATTACTTCTTTTTAACAAAAGATAATCCGATTTTAGAATGGCCTGAGAAAGCAGTCTATGTATGGAATTCATCAATAATAAATGGAAAAACTATCACAAAAAATAGATGTTTTTCTGATTATGGTTGGGCAAACATATATCAAATAAAAAAATTAAGTGAATTTGCATTAACATATGATTATGATCAATTTTATCATATTATTTATGATCTAATTATTGATGATATTGTTATAGATGGATTTAATTCAGATAAAAAATGTAACTTTTATCATTTTCATGAGCATAATGTTAGTTTACAATTAATGATTTTTGATAGAGAACATTTAATTAAATTTTTAAATCAATTAACTTTAAATCAATACTTAAATATTGGCGGTATAGCTGAGCAATGGTTAGATGGCCTATTAAAAATGAATTTCTTTGATTATACAATAGAAGATCACTTTGTTGATGATAAAGTACTTTTTCATGGTCATTCAGACTTACATAACTATTCTAAAATTGATGGATTAAAATTTTTTATAATTAAAAATACACTAGAACAAAATGTGAGATTATTTTTTTATGATAATGCAGACAATTTGGAAATTAATATTAACAATTATATTAATTTTGTTTATAATGGTGATTTCATTGATTTAGGTGATAAAAATAATATATCAAATGTAATAATTAAATTTAATGAGCAGTCACAAGATATAACAGAATTAATTAGCAGTATTATACACAATACAATAGATATAAATTAAACATTCTTCATAAAAAATGATATAAAAATAAAACATATTTAATGACTAAATACTTATTTACATCAGAAAGCGTATCTGAAGGGCATCCAGATAAAGTTGCAGATCAAATATCAGATGCTTTACTAGATGAATTTCTAAAAAATGATCCAAACTCCAAAGTTGCTTGTGAAACATTAGTTACAACAGGATTAGTTGTATGTGCTGGAGAAGTTAGAACGCAAGGTTATATAGACGTACAAAAAGTTGTTCGTGAAACTATTTCAAATATAGGTTATACAAAAGCAGAATATAAATTTGAAAGCGAATCTTGTGGCGTAATATCTACAATACATGAGCAATCCAATGATATATATCAAGGCGTTGATAGAGGAAATCCAGAACTTCAAGGTGCTGGGGATCAAGGTATGATGTTTGGCTACGCAAGTAAAGAAACTAAAAGTTATATGCCGTTAACTATCTATTTGTCACATTTATTATTACAAGAACTTTCTAATATTAGAAAAGAAGGAATGCAAATGACATATTTAAGACCTGATAGTAAATCACAAGTCACAATTGAATATGACGAAAATAATATACCATTAAAAATAGATACTATTGTAATTTCTACTCAACACGATGAAAATATTGATGTTGAAGATATTGGTATTGATATTGTTGATATTCTTTTACCAAGAGTTAAAAAATTATTAGAACCAGATATTTTAAACTTATTCAAATATAATTTTAAGTTATTAGTCAATCCAACTGGAAAATTTGTAATAGGTGGTCCTCACGGTGATACAGGCTTAACTGGTCGTAAAATAATTGTTGATACATATGGAGGTAAAGGCGCTCATGGTGGTGGAGCTTTTTCAGGAAAAGATAGTTCAAAAGTCGATAGATCAGCAGCATATGCCACTAGACATATTGCTAAAAATTTAGTAGCAGCAGGAGTTGCTGATGAAGTTTTAATTCAAGTTGCTTACGCTATTGGTGTAGCAAAGCCAGTTGGTTTTTATGTTAATACATTTGGAACTGGAAAATTTCCAGATGATATTATTGCTGAAAAATTAAAAGTTTTATTTGATATGAGACCATATTCAATTATTGAAAGATTTGGTCTAAAAAATCCTATTTTCACACCTACTGCATCATATGGTCATTTTGGTAGAGATAGTTATAAAAAAGATGTTGAAGTATATTATGAAGATAGTAAAACATATTCAACTACACATTTAGGTGTAACAAAAATATTCAAAACAGTCGAATTTTTTGGCTGGGAAAAATTAGATTATGTTGATGTAATTAAAAAAGTATTTGAAGTAAAATAAAATAAAATAAAAAACATGGAAGTAAAAATAACATTTAATGAATTGCGGGAAATTAAAGACAAATTACCTAACGGATCTATTAAACAACTCTCAAAGGAATTTGGTCTATCAGAAGAAACCATTAGAAATTATTTCGGTGGTGCAAATTATACAAAAGGTTCATCAATTGGTATGCACATTGAACCAGGACCAAACGGTGGAATTGTTTTATTAGATGATTCATCAATTTTTGAACGTGCTAAACAGCTTATAAAATAATGGAAATATTTGGAATATTTAGCACATTACATTTTAATCTGAATTATAGAATACCTAAAAACTGGGATATTACAGGATATATGACATCAGATGGACCTAGATTTTGTATTAATAAAAATACATCAAATATTCATAAATATCCTTCTATTTTTCAAAGTGACCTTTATACAACAGAACAAGTAGAAAAACAAATAAATAATTATCATAGAAAACAAAAATTAAAAGTATTAAATGGAACAAGTAAAACAAATTATAGTTTGGAGAAAGGATCTTAAAGTTCGAAAAGGTAAAATGATGGCACAAGCAGCCCATTCGAGTTTAAAATTATTTTTAGACCGTTGTAAAAAAGGATCAATTTATGACGATAAAGAAGGTGTATTAGATGTATATTCTTTCTATTATAAAAAAGATACAGCATGGGATTTATGGTTAAATGGTCTATTTACAAAGATTGTAGTTAGCTGTAAAGATGAAGAAGAATTAGATAAACTATATCAGCAAGCAAAAAATAAAAATTTACCTTGCACTATGATAATTGATGCAGGACTAACAGAATTCAAAGGTATACCAACTAAAACTTGTATTGCTATTGGTCCAGCATTCTCAAATGAAATTGATGAAATAACAAAGCATTTAGAGCTATTGTAATGAACGAAAAATATAATACAGAGAAACAATTATTTGAAATTAAAAATTATCACAATAATTATACTGTCTATTTTAGTGTTTTTTCAAATTGTTCTCTTTCTAATGTATTAAAATCGGGTGAAATATATGAACCGCATCTTCATAAAATATTTGAAAAGTATATAAATAAAGAATCTGTTGTAATTGAAGGAGGCTGTCATATTGGCAGTCATAGTGTCAAATTATCAAAACTATCAAAAAAATTATATTGCTTTGAACCATTACCAGAATCTAATAAATTACTTAAAAAAAATTTATTAATAAATAATTGCGATAATGTCATTGTTTCTATTTGTGGGTTATCTGATAAAATATCAAAAACTAAATTTGAATGGATACCATTCGGAAACATTGGTGGTTCTGGTTTATTAGATAATCCTATGGGTAAGCCAAAATGGATTGAAACAGATGATGATGAAGTTGAAGTTAAATTAATTACAATAGATTCATTAAATTTAGATAAATTGGATTTTATAAAATTAGATGTTGAAGGATATGAGTCGAAAGTAATAAATGGAGCATTAAACACAATCAAAAAATGTCACCCAGTAATTACTGTAGAATGTTGGTCTAATCATTATGGCGAAGTAAATTATGAATATACTAAAAATACTTTCAAAATGCTAATTGATATTGGTTATTCATTAACTCAAATAAAAAATTCAGATTGGCTTTTTTTACCTTAAAATAAATAAAATATGGAAAATAACTTAATAAAAATTTTAAAAGAATTTGAAACATTAAAAGGTCAACACATCATTTCAGATATGTTTAAAATAGCTATTGGTGAAGATGATATGGATTATTATTATGTCACATTTGATGGTAGAAATATAAATTGGAATACTTGTGTTGGTAGAATTATGCCACTAAAAGGTCAATTAAGAGATGATTATAATTATATAGTTCATATTGCAAAATTAAATCATACGGATCAATTAATATTAAATGAATTTTTAAAATTAGTTGATGAAGATATTAAAAAATATACTGAATGCGAAAGATTTTTAACTAAACTTTGCTGGGAATTAAATTAAAATATGTCAATAGAAGATAAAATTAAAAAATATGATGGGCGTTGAATTTGTTTATAGTGAAAACAATATTACAGTATATGTAGATGAATATCAAGACGATAATTCAGCATTACGAGGTAGAAAACAAGATTCAGATAAAGAATTTTTAATTGTAAGCCCAAAAGTTGCAAGATTATTGAATAGTGCTTTTTTAAAGAAAGAAAGAAAAAAAAAATTAGAACATCTTAAAAATGTCATCATTTAAAACTTCAGAAAAATGTATTTATTATTGTGAAGAATGTAACAAATTATATAAAAGTTGTTATGAATTAGAAAATATCTTCATGTGTGAAAATTGTTGGTCAGATGTTAAAGTATTAAATGAAAATGAAATAACTTCATTCATAAGAAATAAAAGATTAAAGAAATTGAATGAAATATCCAAAAATAATTAGTACATTTGCATATTATTTAAAACTTATAAAATGACAGCATTAACAAAAGCAAATCCAGGTATAACATCTTGGGAAATTGAAGATTACTTGACTGAAAATATGGTTTTCTTAAATGGTTTCAGAGAAGAAGAAACCACAGCTAGCCTTGGCGCATACGGAACAGTTATAAGTCACACAAATCTTGTTAAAGCTTTTGACGCTTCAACTTTCACAAAAGAAGATTGGTTAAAAGGTGTTGATGCTTGGGAAGGAAATGCATACCTTGCACCAACTTTCTCATTATTAGCTTTATGGGTATTAAAAATGATTGATAAAAAATATGGTAACTAAAAATATAATTGATATAGCTAGAGAACAGGCATTTAAAGCTCATAAAGATGTTAATCATCTTTATGATGGTCAGTCGTATAACGTTCATTTAATAATGGCACAAACAACAGCACATAAATTTGCATATCTTATACCAGAAGAAGATGTAAATGATGTTATTGCAGGTGTTTTACATCACGATACACTTGAAGATACTGAATGTTCTTATACTAGTATTAAAAAAACTACTAATGAAAGAGTAGCGGAATTAGCGTATGCCTGTACTAATGAAAAAGGTAGAACGCGTGCAGAAAAGGCAAACGATAAATACTATGAAGGTATTAAAAACACAAAGTATGCAACATTTGTTAAACTTTGTGATAGAATTGCAAATGTTTTATATTCTGTTGAAAACAACAGTGATGCATTAAAAATGTACAAAAAAGAACACAAACATTTTAAGAGTATGCTATATAGTTCTGAATATGATGATATGTGGATTTTTTTAGATAAATTATTTGAATTATGAGTTTAGCAGCATATGATGGAATGATGTCTAGAAAAAGCATCAAATACATTCAAGATGAAATTGTAAAAAGATTAGATAGATTCAAAGAGGCATCAAAAAATGAATTAGCAAAAAAATATGCAGAACTTTTTGTTGATCACTTTGATGGCGGAATGGATTGTGTTAAAAATATTGGCTACGATTCTCATGGAGATTCAGAAATACAGAAAAAAATAAGTGAAATAATAACAGACGAAATAACTGTATTATCGTATATTTTTCAAGCTTCAAAAATTTTAGCTGAATCATCTCAAAGAAATGACTTTACTGTACATTTAAATATATCCTTAGAAGCTATTTCTAATCGAAAAATTTTAGTTTATCCAAATATTCTTGTACAAGAGCATAAAAAAATTCTATTAGAATTTTTAGAAGATTGGTATTGTCAAAATAGTAGTGATCCAGATAAAGATGTACCAAGACAACAATGGAAACAACGTGAAAAAGATTGGAATAAATTTAATGAAATCCAAGGTTTCAATATGAAAATTTTATTATTTGATCCAACACATTATTGGAACGGATTAAATCGACTTTTTCGTGGTGATGAACTAATAACCAAAATTTTAGAAAATATTCCATCAGATGAACAAAGAATAAGATCAATAGCTAAAAGAAGATTAATTGCTAAAGAATCAAAAGAAACAATAGAATCTACATGGAATATATCTCACCGATTATCAGAAGAAGGTAATACTGAAATTGATGATTATATAAAATCTCACAATATAAAACTATATAATTTTGACACAGATTTTATTTTAAATGCAAAACTTAATTATGATCCTAATAAAGAAATTAGGAAAGAAAAATTAAAAAAACTAAATGAAAATAATATGCATTGATAATAGTGAGAATAATACTAGATTAACAATTGGTAAAATATATGAAACATTACCACTACTTACTAACGAAAGTAATTTCTATCGTATAATAGATGATAATAATCGTAGATATGGTTTTTATAAAGAAAGATTTTCAACTATCAAAGAAATTAGAAAAGAAAAATTGAAAAAACTAAATAATGTCAAATTTTTGGAAAATAAAGAATAACTCAGATATTAAATTATGTATGGAATACTTAAAAGTAAGACCTGATTACATACACATTCTTTTAGAAGAAGGCTCAGATTTTATGGAATATTTAAATGACAATCCAAAGCCAAAATATGTTTATATATCTTGCACAAAAAGTAAATCGTCATCATGGTTTGAAGGAGACGGATTTGATTGGAGTTGGTTTGAAGAAGATTATGAAAAACATATGAGTTCACAAGGCTGTAAATATATAGGTGAGATTAATCTAAGAAAAGAAAAATTAAAAAAAATAAATGAGTTACGTTAATTCACCAATGAACTATTCTGGTTCAAAATTCAAACTACTTGATCAACTACTTCCATTATTTGATTATTCAAAAGATTACTTCATTGACTTATTTTGTGGCGGTGGCTCAGTCTATACAAATGTCTTAGATAAATATAAAAAAATTCTTATAAACGATGTATTATATGAACTTATAGAGATACATAAAAACCTAAGTAGTAATCCTCACGAATTCATAGAAAGTGTCAAAAACCTTGCAAAAACTAAGGAAAATCAACAGCTATACCTTGAGCTAAGAGAATCTTTCAATAAAAAAAATAGTCCAGAAGAACTTTATGCTTTAATGCTATCTTGCACTAATAATATGCTAAGATATAATCAAAAAGGAATTTTTAACCAAACTTGGGGTAAGAGAGGTTGGAATGATAGTGTTGAGAAAAAAGTTAATATATTTATTGAGCACATTTCAAATTATTCTGATAATATTTTCTACGCAAGTAAAAACTTTTATGAAATAAAACCAACAAAACCATCTATGATCTACTGTGATCCACCATATACGAATACATTAGCCGGATATAATAGATATTGGTCACAAAATTTAGAAAATAGACTTTATGAGTATCTTAAAAAAGTAGATAGTCAAGGTCATTCATTTGCAATATCTGGATTATTAGGTGAGCATATGGATAAAAAAAGATCAGAAATAATTGACAATCTAATTAGTGATGGATATAACTATAAGATATTAGATTTTAATTACGATGGTGTTGCAAGAAGAAAAAATATAACAAATTCACAAGAGATTCTAATTTTTAATTATTAATTATTTGGTAATTTATCGATTACTAAATTCAATAAATCTTTTTTATATTAACAGAAAAATATGATATTTTGCTAATTTTTCGGTATTTATTATTATCTTTGTAGCATCAAATAATATAATGCTATGAATAAATTTAAATATCCTCGTTCATTTCATCTTCCATTTAGTGAGGGATGTTCGTCAGATGATAAGAAATTATTATCTATTGAGCATTTTATTGGTAAAGAAATTGTAATGTCTCAGAAAATGGATGGTGAAAATTCGACCTTAATGAAAGAATGTATATACGCAAGATCATTAGATAGTGTTGATCATCCGTCTCAGCATTGGCTTAAAGGTTTCTGGTCAACATTTAATTATAATATTCCAGAAGATTGGAGAATTTGTGGTGAAAACTTATATGCAAAACATAGCATACCGTACACTAATTTAATAACTTATTTTGAAGTATTTTCAATATGGAATGAAAACAATATTTGTTTATCTTGGGATGATACAGAAGATTGGTGTAAATTATTAGGATTAACTACAGTTCCTGTGATATGGCGAGGTATATTTGATGAAAACTTTTTAAGAAATTATAAATTTGATACAGAAAAACAAGAAGGTTATGTGATAAGATTAGTTGACAATTTTAGCTATGATGATTTTGATATTTCACTAGCTAAATTTGTAAGATCCAACCATGTAACTAGTTCAAAACATTGGAAACAAGAAAAAGTTATACCTAATACATTAAAAAAATAATTATCCGTAAATTAAAATTAGAAAAAATATCAAAAAGATGCAAAAAATAGATTTTGAATTTATAGACAAAGAAGTTCAGTTAATTCATCCTACTATGACATATAAGAATAGTGAATTGCCGTTAAGAGCAACACTTGGATTTAAGTTTGGTTATGTTGGAAGACTTAATAAAAATGAAACTGAGGAAGAAACACTTGAAAGAGTGTGGAAAGAATTAAATAGACCTGGTCAAATTCTAGTTACAAGAAATTGGACAAATTTACCTGAAGAAGAATTTAAAAAATGTTTAATAATTGTTGAACATCCTAAACCAACTTCATATCCTAAGTTCAATAATGAAAAGAAATTTTCATTTGATAGTAAAATAAATCCTGAAATTCTAAATATAAGATGGGATGGTCCAAAACAAACATGGGAATACAAACTTAGAAATATAGGTCATGTATATGATTATCTAGAAGAAAAATATTTAAAAGAAATAGAATGATACAAGAATACTTTTTCAAAAAAACTCAAACTGATAATCTTTTAAGATTAAGGTATGCAAGAACTTGCAGTTATCCAAAAGTAGAAAGTGATGCACCTGATTTTTCTAATGATAGCGGAAGAAGTTGGTATATTGATAAAGAGTTGTTATATAACGAATTATCAAAAAGACCTCATCGTGTTAGAGCAAAAGATAGAAGAAAAGTAAAATAAAAATATTATGGAAGAGTTAATGATAGGTATGTTATTTGCATTTATATATATAATAGCAAAAGTTAAAGATTGTGGTAATAATCCTGAATATGAAGCTTGGTTAACACAAGTAAGGCAAAAATTATATGATGAAAACTAAAAAGCAAATACGAGAGCATTTCAGGCATGTTGTCTTTACAAGAGATAATTTTACTTGTAAATGCTGTGATAAGCCTGCGGTAGACGCACATCATATTTCTGACAGAAATTCATATTTTTTTTCTAATGGTGGATATGTATTGCAGAATGGTATATCTTTATGTGAAGAACATCATAAAATGGCTGAAAAATTTCACGAAACTAATGGTGAAAAATGGACTGATGGTTTTCATCCCGATGATTTATATAAAAAAATAAAAAGTTCTAAGGAATTAGCTATTAAATATGATTTAATTTCCCTATCTTTGTAGAGAATTAAAAAACAGCTTTATGAAAACTTGGCCTGAAATATTAAAAAGTTAAATATGCTATCAACAGATGTAATATTAATGGCTGGATTACCAGCATCAGGAAAAACTTCGATAACTAAGCAGTATGAAGATTTAGGCTATAAAGTTCTTAGCTTAGATAAAAAAAATATGTATTGTGCTACTGAAACTGCTTCGTTAGAGAAGGAATTAAATCTTGGTAATAAAGTGGTTATTGATAATACAAATAGCTTATCAGATGTTAGAAAAAGGTTTATTGATTGTGTCAAAAATCATAATATGACAATTGGTATTCATTCAATAAATACTACAAAAGATGATTGTTTGATAAACTCTCTAAATCGTATGTATGATAGACATGGTGAAGTTTATATGCATCTTTCTGATGTTCCTGCTAAACACAAAAGTTCAAATTTATTTGTTATATCTGCAATTTTTACTATTGCAAAGAATTTTGAAAAAATAAGTAAATACGAAGGATTTGATCAACTTGAAATTACAAAATTTGTAAGAACTGATAGTTATGGTTATATCAATAAAGCTATATTTGTTGATTTGGACGGTACAGTAAGAAAGAGTAATGGAGAATTAGCATATCCTATTGAAATTGAAGACATTGAAATTTTAGAACATAGTGAAGAAGTTTTAAGAAAATACAAAGATCAAGGATATAAAATTATAGCTGTCACAAATCAGTCTGGTATTTCAAAGAAAATTTTGACTGCAAGTAAAGTAAAAGAACTTATTGAACATACAAATAAATTGTTAGGTGATGTAATTGATGATTACAATTTTTGTCCACATTTACCACCTAGAGATGTATGCTATTGTAGGAAACCTCAATCTGGATTTGGAGTATTGATGATGCATAAATATCAATTAGATTTGAGTTCTTGTATTATGGTTGGCGATGCAACTTCAGATAAAACATTTGCTGAAAGACTAGGGATGAAATATCAGCATCAAAACTTCTTTTTTGATAGATAATTAAAAATCACCAACCCAAATATGTGACCAATCACTATCATCGAGTTTATGAATGAAATGATTATCAGGAAACATTGGTCTAAGATATAAATTATCAAAATTTTTAATCATATATTATATATAATTTTTCTAAAATACTTTTTAATATATATCATATGAATTTAGAATTTGATAAATCTTGTGATGGCTGTAAATATTTTGACACTACAAGTGTCGCAAGATATTATCCTGCATATGAATATCCAGTCTATTCTTTACTTTGGAAAAGAACAATAGAAGAATTAACCTACATTAATCCTAAACAATACATTTATAAAGTAGCTAGAAATTTTGGTGATTTATCTTATGAAGATGCATTAATTCCAGTTAATGATAATGTAGTAAATAAATATATTCAAGATATGAAAAAAGGCGACAAATTTCCAGTTGGGTTTTATAGTGAAAATAGTTCTGCTCAAGAAGGTAGGCATAGAGCAGTTGCAATGATCAAATTAGGCGTTAATATGATACCTATTATAAAAAGAACTTCTAACGTATCAAAAAATTATATTAAGTCTGAGGTTAATAAAATCAAAAATCTAAGTAGAGAAGAACTTAATCAGTATTATATTGATAAAGGATATCTAGGTATTACTGATTTAGATTGGCGAGAATTAAATTCATATCTTAATCATCCAGAGAGATATTAAAACCGATTTATCATTTTAATATATATTAGAATGATAACAAATTTCACATTATTTTTAGAATCCGGCACCTTCAAACAAAAAACTATATTTTCGGGGGATTATGTAGATTTTGAAAAATATATAGATAAGCCATTTATTGATGATGCTGAGCCTTTAAATAATGTATATATTGAAAAAAATAGTAAAAATATTCATTTACATTGGTATGATGATACTACTCTTGATCATATAATTAAAGAAAGAATAAAAAATAGAACAACAGCAAATTCAATAACAGAATTTAACGAAATTATAAAAAAATCTATTATAATATTATTTACAAATTATTTTAGAGAAATCTCAACTCAAATGAGTTATAAAAAATTAAATAGAATTGCTGTTAAAATACAAAAATTAGATGCATATATCATTATAGAATACGAACCAACACAAATATTCGAAAATTATACCGCATTAACTATGGTAACAATACTACCAGAATTAAGAAGAGTAGCTGCAATAAATAGAATTTTTGAGTTATAATTTTATTTGGTATTTATTTGGTAGTGTCAAATATTATCCCGATATTTGTACCAACATTAAAACAAAAAATCATGACACAAGAATTTATCGAAAAAGTAGAAGAATCATTTTTCACACTACACGCAAATAATGGTAAATTTTTCATCTTTGAAGATTTACTTATTAAAGAATTAGAAAAAGATCCTGAAAAAGATCAAGTTATTGATACTGTTCATAAAATATTGGACTTATTCAATAGTTCAGATGCTGAAAAGCAAGAAGAGCTATACAACAGTGAAATTTCAGATGTTATTGAAATGGTAAACTAAAAAATTATGACAAAAAAAGAAATTAAATTACAAAAAAAAGCTACTGCTTTAAATGCAATAATAAAATTATATAATCCTTTATATAAGCACAAATATACTTATTATGAAGGTGAAGGCTCATTTGGTGAACAAAGAGATTCAGATGTTAAACAAATTATCACTCAGCTTGAAAAAGAACTTGAACAATTAAAAAATTAAAAATGAAAATCGCCAAAAATATGATTTCAGTATAAAAAAAAAGAGTTGTCAAATTGACAACTCTTTTTGTTTTTAAATCCATTTTCCTCTCTTAGAATTAAATTCTTTTTTAAGGTCGGTTAAATGATAACTCCATTTTTCAGGAAAATCTAATAACCTTAGATTTAATTTTTGTACCTCTTTGTGTACATCTGCTAATTTAGCCTCCACCAATATTGACGGGGCTTCATACCCATTACGGTGTATGATTGCAACTCTCCAAAGTCGCAGTTTAGAAATTGTTTCCATCGTTAATAACGATGTAACTAAGAGGAATTAATTCTTTCTATTGCAATATTAAAATGCTCTTTATCTATCTCACTACCTATATAATTACATTGTTTATTAATACAGCTAAGTTGAGTTGTTCCTATTCCTGTAAATGGGTCATATATTAAGCTATCTTTTGGAAAGTATATGTCAATTAATTGGTTACACAAATCTTGTGAATATGATGCTTTTAATTTACATTTATATCCATCATTATTTTTAGCTTCTATAAAATTAACATAATTTTTATAAAATTTTTGATTAGTTTTATCATTAATAGTGCTTACTATTTTATTTGTTTTAAATGAGTGTAATTCACTTTTTTTCACAAAAATATATATTAGTTCTGTTATTCTACTTAATTTAGTTGGTGATGTTTGAAATGGTATTGCATGAGATTTTTTCCAAGTTATTATATCAGCTAATGTTAAATCAGTTTCATTGTGTATTTTTGCGATTAATAATGTTGGTAATATAGGATTTTCTTTAGCATAGCTAATATTATAGCATATAACACCTTTATCTTTTATTACTCTACTAAATTCTTTAAATTCAATTGTTCGAACTTCTAAATAGTCATTTTCAGATAAATCGTCTATTTCAGAATAACCATTATTATAGTAGCAATCACTTCTTTCGCTATTTATATTATATGGTGGTGATGTTATAATACCATCTATATATTTATTTTCAAATCTTTTTAGTGTTATTATACAATTTTCATTATATATTATATTCATACTTTATATATTTAAGTTTTTTAATAAAGTTTTTCTTATTTGAAAAAATTAAATTTTATATATAAGATAAATTATATATTTTTACTATGCCAGTAATTAAAACTAAAAGTCTAACTCCAACAACTTCTACTATAGCACAATCATCAAATGTATCAAGCTCAGTAAGTGGTAATATGGATTTAGTACAATCTCAAATATCTCAGAAATCAAATACTTATATTAATATTAGAAATGCAGTTCAGATTTTAGATACTTTTTCTAACTGGAATGGATATATTAGACTTTACACAATATTTGAAAACAATTTCAATGTTAATGATACTGTTTATATTACATATACTTCGCCATTAACAATTGATACATCAATATTTAATCTTGAAAATCCATCTAATTTCGATAATCCTTTTGATCCACCAATTAATTTTTATTTAGGATATAAAGTTTTATATGTAAATAAATATAAAAATGAAATTGTTATAAATAGGCATTTCAATGATATTCCTGCTGGTAAATTGTTAAAAAATCAATATTTAAGTAAAATTTCTTGTAGAGGTGGGGATTTTTATGATGATGTTACTGATGGTGTTGTATTTTATGATTGTAATTTACATAATAGTACTTTTGCTACTATTTCTGGTGTTGTTAGTGGATCAACAATTGTTGGTGCAAAAATATTATGCTCAGGATTAAGTACAACTTCAGATATAAATGGTCATTATTCTTTAGATATTCCTGCTGGTACAAATTCGGTTAAATGTAGTGCGGATGTGCAAGGCTATATTACTGAAACATTTATCATTACAGTAGAAGAAAATAGATTTTATACTAAAAATATATTTATGACACCAGGTGAAAACTCAATAACAATTTGTGGAAGTACTGTATGTTCTGGCGGTTGGGCTAGTTTCATGTCATATCAAGTTGGATATGATTTACCAGCTAATTATAAATGGAAAATTAATGGCGTAGATGTTGGCACAAATAATTCAGTTTTCTCATATAATTATTTTATTAATGGTGATATTGTAACTTGCGAAATTAGTGATGATATCACAACGAGTATAAGTAATGAAATAATAATTTCAATATCACCACCAGCAATATTAATTAATGCCGATCCATCAAATATAATATATCAAGGTGATACTGTTTTATTTACTGCTATTTTGACTTGTATAACAAATCAAATATATGAATGGTATGTTAACGATATTTTCATTACTTCTGGCGATACTTATTCAACAAATACATTAAATGATGGTGATATAATAATTTGTAAAATTGGTGTAATTGCTAGTAATTCTATTACTATATCAATATCACAAATAAGTACTACTACTACAACAACAACAGTTGCACCTTTAATTGAAACTGTTTTTTTGTATATACCAAATAATTAAATAAATATGATAAAAGAAGAACTATTACAAACTATAAATGGGTATTATAAAAATACTGATGATAATATAATTGGTGTTGGATATGGATATAAAACTGTTAATGGATTACTAATAGATGAAAAATCTATAGTTTTTACTGTTAAAGAAAAATTATCATTAGAAAATATAAAACCAGAACAATTATTACCAAAAACAATAAATATATCTAATGAAATAATTTCAACTGACGTTGTTCAAAATAATTTTATGTTAATGTGTGATCCATCTTTTTATTTATGGCAAAACACAACTGGCTATACTGTTCCAAACACAGAATCAATTAGACCATTACGTGGCGGCATATCTACTAGTAACTATTCACAAAGAGAAATATTAGGACCAGCAACATTAGGATTTTTAGCTAAAGATAATGAAACAAATTCATTAGTTGGAGTGACAAATAATCATGTATATGTTAGAGATGCTTTTATTTGTTCGACAAGAAATATTAATAATATAACAACTAATATTAAAAATGAAATAACAGCACAACCAGGTGGAGATAATTCAATTTTATCAGAATCGATAGGTGTTATTAAAAGATATTATCCAATTACTGATCAATCTGATAATGATATTGATATTGCATTAACAACAATAGATCAATCTGTTATTGATTCTAACTCATATTATCAATTAGGATTAAGTGCAAATACATATCAATTTGCAACAACATCAGAAATTGATAATTTATTAATCACTAATCCAGATTTATATAGTTCTGGTGATAGAACTGGAGCAAAAGGAGAAGGTATTACTAAATTAAAAGCTATTTCGTTAGGTAATTCTTTTATGATTAATTATAATAAGCAAAATTTTCAAAATTCTACAGTTTCTTTTAGAAATGCTATTGGGTTTGTAGCAACACTTAACTCAAGCCCACCATATAGTTCTTGTCAATATCCTATTTGGCACGGAGATTCAGGCTCAGCATTACTGGCAAATATATCAGGCCAAATAAAAATAGTAGGATTATGCTTTGCTGCTGATCAACAAGGAGTATATCCTAATTATTATAGCACAATTGGTTATGCTTGTAGAATAGATTTTATTTCAACATTAATGAACATTTCGCCTTGGAATGGAGAATTAATTAATTTTTCAAATACTTCAAATATTCAAGAAATTACAATTAATGGTAAAAGTAATCAAAAATATGTTGATTTTGGAGGAAATAGATATTGGCAAGCTGGATTAAGATTTAAACATGAGCCAATAACAACTACAACAATACCAATAGTAATAGATACCACAACTGTTAATGCTGGTGGATTTGTAAATTATTGTGAACAACAAGTTACAGAATTAGGGGTATGCTTAGATATTAATCCAAATCCTAATCAATATACCACTGTTTTAGTACAATTAACTGGGCAAACAATAGGATTAAGTGGATTGGCTTGGTCTTCAAATTTAGATTATATATTTACTCCTGGTATTACATATTATCTTAGAGCATATACATTATATTTAGGTAATTATTTTTTTGGTGATATAATAACAGTAGATACATCAATTATTTAAACTTTTCTATTATATTTATCTAAAAAATATAACAAAACATTTAGAAAATATGATAAGACCTATTAATGAATTACTTATTGGTGATACACTACAAACATTAAAAACAATAGATTCAGATTATTTTGATCTTGGTATAACCAGTCCCCCATACAATAAGGCCGGTACATTCGGTAAAATTATCAAAAAAGTTGAATATGATAATTATGAAGATTCTGTACCTGAAGAATTATATCAAAAACATCAAATAGAAGTTTTAGATGAAATTTTCAGAACTATGAAACCTGGCGGTTCATTTTTTTATAATCACAAATGTAGATGGAATGATGGAAATATGATTCATCCTATAATGTGGTTATCTAAAACTAAATGGATAGTTAAACAAGAAATAATCTGGAATAGAAAAATAACTGGGAATTTAAGAGGTTGGAGATTTTGGCAAATGGATGAAAGGATCTATTGGCTATATAAGCCTAATAATAATAGAATAGGTGAAGAATTATTATCAAAGCATGCAAGTATGACAGGAATATGGGATATTATGCCAGAGAACAAAAATCCTCATCCTGCACCTTTTCCAATTGATATTCCAACAAGAATTATATATTCATTGTTTGATGAAAATAAAGATAAAATTGTATTAGATCCATATTCTGGTAGTGGTACTGTAGCTTTATCCGCAAAACTTTTTGGTTGCAATTATGTTGGAATTGATATTTCTGAATCTTACACTAATATGGCTAAAGAAAGATTAAAAAATTCAAATGATTATATTAAAAAATATCAAGATGAAATTGATAAACATGTTATAAAAGGTATAACTTACAAAGAAAGACAACTAATAAAAAAGGCTAAAAATGAACAAATGGGAAACTCTTAAAGATTATGTAAATTCACATGAGTTTATAACAAGAAAAGAATTAAATTCAATAGACTTATTAGATGGAAGCACATCAGATAATTATATTAATATGCTTAGAAAAATTGGATTTATAGTAAGAATTATACCAGGTGAATATACAAGAGTTGAAAAAATACCAGAAGATTTAACATCATCAAAATTAACTCAAATTTATAATAAAGATCCAATAAAATACTGGAGAAAAGTTAAATTAGAAAGAATAAAAAAGAGTGATAATTAATCACTCTTTTTTATAACAAACCAGCATTAAATTTTTTACCTGTTACACCTTGCTGACCTTGCACTCCTGTTGGACAACCACCTGAAGATGAATTTCTAACTTTTAAATCTACATCTTCTTGTGAAATTAGAAGTGTATATTTATCATCAGTCAAATATTCTAATAATTGTTTATCAGTATTAGATATTCTTTTTTCAATAGATTCAATTTTAATTTTTCTAAAATATTTTTGATCAACATTAAATATACCCAACCAATTAATAGTATAATCTATAATACCAGATTTAATATTATCATTTATAAATTGAGGTAAATATTCATTCTTTATCTTGAATATGAAGTGCTGTTTTTGCATTTATTTTTTCTATTTTTTCTTTTCTCTCTTGCCGTACTATGGCTTTTAAAAATTTATCATACGCATTAACTAATGCTTCTTTAGTATAAATTCTACCATTTTTATTCACATTATTATTTACTTGAGTAGTGACAACCTGAGTAATTACCAGTTTATCTATTTTATGTGAAAATAATCTATCCATTTGCAAGGTCTTTTTCTTTTAATAATTCCCTTAAGAATACATTTTTTTTGCCACCGACATAAGAAATCCAATCATCATATTCAATATAATTATCATCAATATCAAATTCTTCATAATCTGGATATGTTTCTTTATTAAATACTCTTTCATCACAGATAAAACAAACTGCTGTTAAAGCATCTTGTAAATCTGGTTCACAAAAATATGAAAATTCAATATCATTTTCCAATAATTGATCAGCGATTCTATTTAATGAACCTTTTGAAAAACCTTCAAAATCACGACCATTATTTGTTGTACCTCCATTCAATACAATCCAAGTTTGATGATTTTCAATAAAATCCCATATTAAATGATCTGGGTTATATCTACCGAATTTTAGTGCAAATCTAAGGCTAGAATGCCCACTTTGAATTCCCTTTTGAATACCTGTCAATTGATAAGGTACAAAAAAATACATTCTTTTTTCTAAATCCATAATTATTTATTTTGTCTATAAAATTCTATTAACTTATGTATAGCAAGTGCATCAATGCTACTGCTAAACATCCATTGTTTTTCTAAATATTCTGAAAGTTGATCTAACGTCAAATCATTACAATCCATCATTCCAGCTTCTCTAAGATGTTTATCTTGTACATCTTTTGGTAATAATCTTTCTGCTTTTTCAGCTCTTGTCAATTCATTCCAATTTTCTAAACTAATATTATCAGGTCTTTCCATTTAATTTATTAAGTTTTTTTAATCTTGTTTTTTTTAATATTTATTTTTCATTTTTAATTAAGCAAAGATAATCATTTTTTTTATAATTTATCATTAAATTTAAAATTTAAATTGTAAAAGATCATAGTGTGCTGCTACTCCAATACTCATACCGAATTTTGGTGAATTAAAGTTATTCAATCCATAGCCAATATATGGTCCTATTCCAAATCTTTTAGTTTTAAGTGGAGCTGGCTTTGGCTGATTTTCAATAATATATGCACCAGTCAAGTCAATAAACTTAACTTTAGGTGATGGTGAAATTGCAAAGACTTCATATTTTTTATCTTTATTTAGTCTTGAGCCATATGTAACACTTATTGTAGTTAAATCAGTATTAAATATTGTTGAATCAGCTTTAATTGACCATTTTTTTGCGGTTAAGTCTGGAATTACAAAAAATCTACTAGTACCTTCTATTGTTTGCGTAAATCCTGGATCTTTATACCCACTAGTGAAATTAAGTCCATAATGATTTGTTTTTTCATCTAAAACAACAACTTTACTTGAAGTTGAAATTTTACCAATATCTATTTGAGCTTTACTATTAATAGCATCAATAACATCACCTTTAATCTTTTTTATTTCGGCTGCTAATTCTAAATTATATTTTTTTAAATCAGACAATTCTTTAACAACATATTCATCTTTTGATGATACATAAGCTTTCAATTTTTTATCATATATAACAGTGACGCTATCTAATTTTGCGCTATAATTTTGTGCATCTTGTTTTTCTTGATATTTTCTATCAGCTCTTTCAGTTTTAAGTGTTGAGCAAGTATTAAATAGAAGTACAGATAATACCACTACAGCAATAACTAATATGAAGAAGTAATTTTTTTTGATGAAATCTAAGATTTGTGCCATATATTTTATTTTTTTATATGACAAAAAATTGAGAAAGTTTATTTTTTAATAAATGGTTTAGGCTTAGGTGCAGGTGGATCAAAAACAACACCATTTTTAGAGCCATAATAGAAATTACCGTCATACCAAATACAAGTAGATGCAAAAACACCACCATAAAACTGTCCATTGTACCAAACTCCAGTTCCATCAAAATTACCATCGTTCCAATATCCATCAAACCATTCACTATTACTCATTGTGCCATCTGTATAAACACCATAATTCCAAATAATATTATTTGAATAACAATTAGTAAAATTTCCATTATTAACAGTTGTAGAATCTAAATAACAATCTTTAAAAACACCATTATGTACAAAAAGTTCAAATGGATTTGATGATTCTCCAATAGTACAATTTAAATATATACCATTATGTATATCACCACCATAAAATTGTACACTTCTATTATAATTTCCACTATAAAATCTACCACCATATATCTTCATATTTTTACAATCAATATCATAAACATCAGCATCATTTATTAGAACATGATTAAAATTTCCACTTCTTATTTCCGCATAATTAATAATTAGACCATAAAAAGTGCCATTATTTATAATACCATTATTGATAATAGAATTATTCATTGTACCGCCATTAAATGTTCCACCACTAAATGTTGTATTATTCATTGCTCCATTATTAAAAATACCATCTATAAATGTACAATAATTAAAAATTGCATTTCGGACTAAACCATTATTCCAAACTATACCATTAAATGTTCCGCCATTTGCTACGCCACCATACCATATTGCAGGAGATTGAAATGTGCCATCATTAAATGTACCACCTAGCCAAGATCCAACACCAAAAACACCACTATTCCAAACACCATCATTCCAAATAGCGTGAAAATCAGCAGTGCCATTTACATTATTCCATTCACCATTATTCCAAACATTACTTGAATTTATAACACAATTATAAAATTTTCCACCATTAATAGTATATCCAGAAAAACTACACCCGCTAAAAAACCCATCATCAATATAATTTAAATTACTGGATAAACCATAAAATGAAGTATTAACAAATTTACCATTTTTAACATTACAATTATTTAATGTACATTCTTCAACACTATTATAATAATTATTATTTTTTGATAATACAGTAGATGTTTTTGATATAGTTTCTTTTGATGCAAATTTAGAATGATAATCTGAAGTTGTTATAATAGATTTCATATCTGAATATTTATCTTCAAATGTGATATTAGTAACATTACACCATTTTAAAACACCTTGTGTTATTCTCATTAGTATTACTTTATTTTACCATTATATATAAAATAAATTACTCTGATAAATTTTATAAATACGAAAAATATTAAATATAATTATTAATATATAACATATGACTGTTGATGATAGAAAGAAAGTTTTACATTTTGCGCTTACAACATCCTTTGTTGATGACTATAAGGCATATAAGAATACTATTGAGTTCATAAATAAGGACTTATATGAATCAAATATTAATTTTCAATATACATATGATGAATTTTGTGTTGAATTTTTAAATCAAACTTTAAAGAATCTTGAAGATATAGATATATTCAGCTTTAATGAATACAACCAATTTTATGTAAATTTCTGGCAATTTAATTTATATAATCTTCAATGTATGTTAAATAAGAAATTAGATGGATTGGGATATAAATTTGAAGAATTTTATAATAACTCAACTATTAAACAGAATATTGATAAAAAATACTTGAGTGAATGAGAATACGGCCAATGAATAAATTTATTAAATTCTTTTAGGAAAAAATGTAATAATAAATATTAAATTAAATTAAACTTTTTATATGATTTATCATATAAAATATATAAAATGTTTCAAGGCTGATAAGGCATTTGGAATGTTTTTAAGGCTTAAAGGCTTAAAAAATAAATTAAAGGCAGATGAGAGAAATTGAAAATGTCGATATATTCGACAGTATTGACGCAGGTAGTGAAACTCTAGATTTTCTAGAAAAAAAAGGTGGTGCATTAGATGGCATCTTCCGTCCAAAAATAACAGACAAAAAGAAAGGTTATGTAGCAACAATTAGGTTCTTACCTAATCTCACAAAAGAAGGCAAAGTAGCTCAAGCAGCAATTGAAAAACACCAACATTATGTTGACTTCAAAAATCATCCTGAATTAGCTGGATATTATGATTGTATGAAAAATTTTACAGACAAATGTGATTTCTGTACTATGTATTGGAAACTATTTAATTCAAAAAATGCTTCTGACGTTGAAAAAGCAGCTTTGATTAGTAGAAATACAAAATATTATTCATATATTCTTGTTATTGAAGATGAACAAAATCGTGAATTAGAAGGTAAAATTTTAATCTATCCTTATGGTTACAAGATCAAGGAAAAAATTAAAGATCAAAAAGATGGTATTTCTGGTGATCCTTGTAATGTTTTTGATATTGCTAATGGTAAAAATTTCAAACTTGTTATGAAGCAACTTGGTGAATTTCCTAATTACGATTCTAGCACATTTATGGATATTAGTCCAATTCAAATTCCTGGTAAAGATGGTAAATTTGTTAAAGCACCAGTTGAAATTGATGAAAAAACTGGAAAAAGTAAAATTACTAATGCGAAAGCAAAAGAAAAAATTACAACTTTCTTAATGGATAGAATAGTTAATTTGGAAGATCATATGCCAAAAGCAGAATGGACATCAGAAGAAAAATATAAAGTTACCCAAATTTTAGAAATTCTTAATGGTAATGAAATTAACTCTACTCAAAAAGCAGCTAAATCATCTAAAAATGATGATATATCAACAAAAGAAGAAGATACATTTGGTGAAGATACCGATGACGCTGGAGACTTTTTTGAATTGGATTCAGATGATCAATAATTAGTTAATTACAAATAATTTGTAATTTTTATTTATCAAAAATTTAAACAAGAAGCCATTATTTATAGTGGTTTCTTTTTTTGCTTCATTCTGTTCTTTTTCACATTCATAAGTATATAATAAAGTCCAGTTTCATGATGTTTTAAAATATATCCTGAATGTTGTTTCTTATGAATTTCATATTTAAAACAAAAAAAGCCACTTTAAAGTGGCTTTTTTTATTTTATTATTATTCATATTATGGTTGGAATCTCCAAGTTGTAACAGGTCTTGCATATTTACCTGATGCAGTATGTGTTGCTGTGACATAACCATCTCCAACATTACCAACACAGGTTACTAAACCTGTAGTATCTACAGTAAATATTGAAGTATCATATGATACAAATGTACATTCAGCTATAATATTTCTACCATTTTGATCAACAACAGTCAATTGTTGAGTTTGACCCGTTGTAGTTCCAGTAAATGCTGCTGGCGTTACTACAACTGATGTGACTGGCCAATAACTTGTAACTGTAACTGAATCACTTAGACCATCTATTGTTGCAGTAATAGTAGTTGTACCAGTTCCTACAAGAGTAACTAATCCAGAAGAATCTACAGTAACTGCTGCTGTATTTTGACTTGTTAATGTTGTATATGCGGTAATTGTGTCACTATTAAAGTGAACATCCATAGATGTTGTTGCACCAGTAAAATTAGTATATACTATATTTCCACCATTAATAGTTGCGTCTATTGAAGTATATGGTAAACAAGTAACAATTGTAGTGCCTGTTGGTCCATCATTATGTGTTACATTAATTCTTGTTGTTCCTGTAATAGCGGTAAAATCAATTCCAAATGCTCCATCAGAATCAACTACAGTAATACCAGTATTTGCACTAACAAAAGTACATTCTGAAATTACATTAACACCATCTTGATTAACAACTGATATTTGGTCACCAAGACCTCTATAATTCGTATAGCCAGTAGGTGTAACAACAATAGAAGTTGTCACAGAATCTTCAAAAATAACACCAGATGCTGTTGCAGCAGTATTACCAGACAATTTATAATGACCACTTTCGTTTTTAATATAGTGAAAATATAAATCACTACCTAAGTTTTCTATAGCAGTCACACCAGAAAACGCTTCGTTATTTGAATAGAACGAATCATACATTAATTTTCTTATTCTCATTTTTTTAAATTATTTTTTATGCATTTTCTTCACCATCAGTGAATGAAATTTTCTTATTTACAGCAGCATATGTGTAATACACATAAAAATCATTAATATTACTAGGATAAGTAGTAATACTAGTTATTTCCGCAGTTTGCAATTCATCTGCTATACTTGCATCACCACCATTAGATTTGAATGCATCTCTAATATTTTTTCTTGTTTTCATATGCTATTTTTATTTTTATTCTATATATTAAATAAAAAATATGGATTTTTATTAAAATATAAAACTCATCTTTATTTTTTAATATATATTAAAAATAAATTCTATAAAATGAAATACCTTAAACAATTTGAAGATAGAAAAGATAGTATATTTAATGAAGATTTTTTAAAAGATATACTTGATAATAATCCTATCGCCAAAGATCATGATTTTTATCTTTTTATTGCTAAAGATACTTTTGTAAAAGATGATGATGGTCGTTATACAAAATCTTTAGACATCGAAAGAATGATAAAAATATCAGGAGACAAAAATAGCATTGCAAATATGCAAGGAATGCAACTGAGAATAAGATTTCAAAACGATTCTAAACTATATTATATTTGGTTACCAAAAGAATTAGATATAGAAGTAGAAGGTAAAGGAACATCTCAACTTGAGCCTTGGACAATAAACTTAATTGACGAGCATAAACTTGAATTAGGAAAAATAACAGGAGACAGAAGAAAACAAGTATACGATGATCTTGTTAAAAAACATGAATTTCGTAGAGATTCAGCACCAACATTAAATAAATTTAATCTTTAATAATTTTTTTATTTCAATTATTAGTTGTATCTTTGCAACTCATTAATATTAAAGATATGACTGAATATTCTGAAGTTTTCGATGTAATTCTAAATTATACTCGTAAAGTAGTTGTAAAACCTGTTGAGCCAACATTCGAATCAGTTAAAACAGCAAATCCAGATTTTAATATTGACAATCTTCTTGATATATATTCTGATCTAAAACAAGAATATTCTCAAAAATTAGAAAAATTCGAAGAAAATGATACTGTTATCACATCTTTTGTTTTTATTTCAGAAGATGAAAATTTTATGAAAAATGTTAAAAATTTTGAAAAAAATGATTTTTTCATTCATTGGACAGAATCAACAAAAAAACTTATTAATCACACATTAAGCACATTAGTATAACTTAAAAAATAATAAAATGAAAGAATTTTTTGGAAATCTTGTAGTGTATGTAATCTCTTATTGCGGAACATTATTTTGTTGGATGATATTTAGCGCAGTAGTAAATTTATTTTTATATTTGACAACTGTTTATGATAAAATTAGCATATCAATTAAACTTCCAAAATTAAAAAAATATTTCACCAAAGTTGATCCAATTTTTAAAATGTATCAAAAACAATATAGTAGTGATTATTATGTTGGTAAATGGACTTTAATGTATGATGAAAATTTAACTGCTAAGATATGGTTATTTTTGTTAATTCCATATCCAATTACGCTATTATTTTATAGATTTTATGAAGTTGGTACATATTTTCTATGTGAATCAAAAAAAATAACTGAATTATCAACTGATTTGGAATCAATTTATAATAAATTAGATGAAAAAAATAGATTGAAAGAAGAAAAAGAAGAAAAAGAGAGAAATGATAAAAAATTAAAAATTAAAGAATTAAACAAAATTTTCAAAGAAAATTATGAATAAAATGGAAGTATCATATACAATTAGTTATGGTTGTGGTTTCAAAACAAAGAAAATTAAATTTATAATAGATGAAGATGATTTAGAATGTAGTTTTTTAGATTTTGAAAAATTATCAACATCTCAAAAAAATGCAAAAACACATAAATTGGTTAATCATCATTTTAATAGTACAGTATATCCAACTAATATTAAATTCAAATGAATAAAATGACAAGATGGGGTATAGGTCCAAAATTCGGAATATTGACATCAATATATTCCGCACTTATGTATTTAATACATAGTTATTTTCCAGAAAATTTTTCAGGATTTCATACATTAGGTATAGTATTAATTTCTGTTGGATTTTGTTTATTCATTTATCCAGCAGTGACAATTGACAAATACTTTAACGAAGGTAGACTTCGCACAAAAGGTTTATATGCAATTTGCAGACATCCAATTTATTCAGCTTGGATTGTTCTTATCATTCCTGGGATTGTATTATATTGGGGCTCAGTTATAGGTCTCACTATTCCAATTGTAGCATACCTAATTTTCAGAAATAATATTCATATTGAAGAAGATTATTTAATTAAAATGTTTGGATTGGAATATATAAATTATAAAGATAGAGTAAACGCAGTATTTCCAAAAATATTCTAATGAATAAAGATATAAATAAATTATATGGTTATTCTCTGAAGTCAATCTTAGATAAATCTAAGAATATGTGTTTTTTAACACAAGAAGAATTTATGAAAGACTATGGTATTGTAAATGTAATTACAAGTCATGTCGATAAAGTAGAAGATAAATTTAAAATTTTAGAGGCTAAATTAAAACTATTAGAAGCTAAGGTAATACAATTAGAAACTAAATTATTAAAAAAATAATGTATAATTTTTTAATACATAAAATTCAATCGGTATTAACACCTGATTTACTCAAAGGAATTTGGTCCAAAAAATTTGAAAATCCTTTAGCAGGGCATTGCTATATTGCAACAGAAGCTTTATATTGGATATTAGGTGGACCAAGTAGTGATTTCAAACCATATGTATTAAAACACATTGGTTTCTAAAAAACGAAAAAACTGGTGAAATTTTAGATCCAACATCTGAGCAATTTGAGAATATACAAATATTATATGACAGAGGTATTTCAAATGGTATGATTAATCATCCAAAAGGTGGAAGTAAAAGAGAAATAATTAAAAGAATTACTAATGTATCATGATGTAATACATATTAATTTTAAAAATTCATATAATCCAGGTTCAGTAGATTTTGATTATAACTTTTTAATTTCAAAAAATTCAAAAGAAAAATTTTCACCAATTAAATATAGTGAACTTTTACAAAAATTTGATGACTTTGGATTTGAGCTTAAATATTTAAAATTTTATGATATCAATGATGATGCTATTGTATTTTGTACATACAATTATCAACCAAATTTTGAAATTTTCTTTTCAGCATACAAAAAAGTTATTAATGATAAACTTTTTCTTATAACATTTGAATATGGTAATGTTATTAATGGAAAATTTTATCCAAATAATATGAATTTTTTTGCAGGTGTTTTTTTTATTCCTGTTTCACCACTATATGAACAAACAGGCAAAGATAAACTTTATAAAGAGGTAATTATCAAAGGTAAAATACATTATAAAAAAAACGAATTATATCAAATTGTTGATAAAAATGGTGATGTTATATATTGCGAATTAACAGGAGTTAAAAAAGATTTTGAACAACATTTTTTTGAGCAATACGAAGTAAAGGTTGCATTAAGAAAATACAAACTAAATAGATTAAAAGCTTCATTTAATGAAGATGAAAATATTTAAATTTTTAAAAAACAAATATGATTTATTATGATACATAAAGAAAAACATTCTTGTGGTTTCTCAATCTAATAAAGACTATTTAGTACAATTTATATCCAAAGATTTCATATACTTAACTCAACAACCTAGTTTTATTCACAATGGAGTTAAATTAAAAAGCACTTATCTAATTAATATTATTAATGAACTTTTGATTAAGTATTATTTTAGCAATAATACAGAATTGTCTTTTAATTTATCATCTAGCATCCTCAGAAAAAAATATGGCGAACATTATAATTATTACATAGATTTTTTATGTGCTAATGGTTTTATGAGTTTAATTTCAAAATATTATGTTGGTAAAAAAACAAATTCATATAAAATTGATTCTAAATGTGCTTATGATATAATAAGATGGAAAAATCATGATAAATTTTTAATCAAAAAAAATAAAGATAGAAATACAGCATCCATTACTGAAATGGATAAAAATAGTATTAACCTTGACATAAGAGATAAATTAATTGATTCATTAAATAAAATAACAATTGATTGTGATGAAGCGATTAAATATATCACAAATTTGAAAGATAATAAATTATTGGATGATACTAAATTCTATAAGAATAAAATATCAATAGAAAATATAGACATAGATAATATCTATTATAATTTTGATGATTATGGTAGATTTCATACAAATTTTACAATTCTAAAAAAGGAAGTTCGTAATGAATTTTTAACAATAAACAATGAAATGATTGCGGAAGTTGATATTAGTAATTCCCAACCATTATTTTTTGCTGTAATTTTAAAAAAGCAACTAACTCACATTAATGGTGATACATATAAATATTTTGATTTAGTTAAAAATGGTTTATTATATGATGATATAATTGCAAATTCTTGTTTGGAGAAAAAAAAAGAAGCAAAAGAATTGATTTATAAAGTTCTATTTGGTGATAATGTGAAAGCTAATAAGAAAGCTAATAATATTTTTAAGAAATTATATCCATCCGTGTATGAATATGTTTTAGAATTCAAAGAAGTTAAGAAAAACTACAAAGAATTATCACATGAATTGATGAAGATGGAAAGTGATTTTATATTCAACAATGTAGTCAAAGAAATTTATGAAACTTATCCAGAAATTGTATTATTTACTGTTCACGATTCTATTATCTTTCCAAAATCATATCAAGAAAGAGTTAAAACTATTTTTGATAAGCATTTTCAAAAATTAATTTCAACATTTTAATTTTTTTATTCAAAAATTATTTCTATCTTTGTAAAGTATAATTAAAATTTGAAAAAATGAAAAGATTTCTTAAATTCTACCAAAAAGACAAAAATGTTATTAAAATGATTGGTCAATCCGAAAAAGGCTTTGAACTAATTATTCTATCTGACGACAAAGTTAAAGAAATGTTAGAATTGCTACATAAATGTGAAGAACGTGACGACGAACTTAGTATTGTCTGGCAATGTAAGTTTAAACTTCACAATTTCATTATGTATAGAAATTGCGTTTTTTCTGCACCTATGGATAATATAAATCCTCGTGCTAATCCTTCTGATTATCAAGGTAAAAAATTCAAAGTTACTTGCGATAGTGCAGATTATTATACTGAAAAGGATAGTAACTCTGGCTTTAGTGGTTATAGATGTAATAATAATCAGAAAAAATATAAAGATGCTACTCTTATGATTAGAATGCTTAAAATTAGTGAATTAAATTTCATAAGTTTAGATAGTGATGAAAATTATTAATAAATTTTTTAATTTAAATACAGGTTATTTTATTCAAGAAATAACATATCCATATGAAGGAAAATTATATATTGGATATATGATTTGTAAAGGTTATGTTATTTTTTGTATTCCTGGTTATGATGTTATTAAATATTGTTGTGATAAAGAATCTTTGATATTTAATATTAAAGAACTTAATTTGGACTTAATAATTCCAGAATGATATACGAACCGTCAATATTAAAATGGATAAAAAAAATGTTCAAACATGCAGAAGAAAGGCAATGGTATGAAACTTATTTTTTTATAGATGTGCATGGTGTTATTTCTAAGCCAGATTATAGAAAATCTATCAAAGAAATAGAATATTATTTGTATGTTAAAGAAACACTTCAATATATTACAAAAAATAGACCAGATATTATTATGATTTTATATACTTCATCTTATCCTGATGAAATTGAAATTTATTTAAAACAATTTGAAGAAGATAGTATTCATTTTAAATATGTGAATGAAAATCCTGAAATTACTGATGCTAAAGGTAATTTTGGATGCTATGATAAAAAGCCATACTATAATGTTCTAGCAGATGATAAATCGGGGTTTGATCCAGAACTAGATTGGCAACCTATTTATGAGTATTTTATAAATTCTAAATATAAACCAGATCCATCTTGGAACAGAAAAACAATTGAAACATATCATAAATAAATTATAATGAAATAAATTCCCAATTACTACTATTTTCGGTATGTCTTGCCTTTGAGATTATTTTTCCTTTATTTTTAAAATTTTTAAGTAAGGTTACCGAAATTTCTTTATTTTTTGCAAACTCAAATACAGATTTTAGTCCATCAAATATATATTCATAGTTATTTGATGAAATTAATTTATATTGTTTTCTTGGTTTACTTTTTGAAATTGACATTTTTTTAGACATTTCTAATTTAGTTTCTTCAGAGATCATTCTATTATTTGCAGATATTGATTGCCTTTTTTTTGTTTCATCTGATATTTTTCTTCCCTTATTCTTTTCACTTAAAAGTTGTTTAGTTTCATTTGATCTTTTTTGACCAGTTAATTTCAAATTTTTTTTATTTATAGATTCCTGAGATTGTTTAATACCTTTATGTGCTTCACTCATATTTTTTCTGCTTTCGTCACTATGTTTTCGACCTTTATTTTTTATACTGTTTGCCACAGATAATTTTATTCTTTTTTCTGGATCAGTCCATTGAGATTTAAGTGTATTTGATGAAATTTTTGCACATTCTATACGAATTTCCTCATATACTCTACTTGAAATTTTAAGGTCAGTTTTATTAGCATCAATACACATATAAAAAAATGCGTATGCTGTTTGATTATTTCTATATATCTTCCATAATAAATAATGTGCAATATAATGTTCTTTTGCTGTTAATAACAATCTATTATTTTTATCATCTGTTCCATTCATTGAAGTCATTATTATATGATGATCTTCATAATATGCTCCATTATATTTCTTTCTATCTAAAATTTTTCTTGTTTTAATTAAATTATCATAGTGCCATTTATAATTCATAATTATTCTTTCTTTCTATTATATATAAATTAAATAAAGTCGCTTTTTTCTACTTTTAGAAAAAATATACTAAAAAGAAACTAAACTTTATAAATATATAATGATAAAATTAACTATGAAAAAAGAAAAGAAAGTAAAAATATATTTTAGTTTAGATGCCGAACTTAATGATATATTTCAGAAACACATTGAAGATAATATAATAGATCGCAGCAAATTAGTTGCAATATTAATTCGAAAATATTTAGAAGAAATCAAATTAATTGAAAAATAATCCTTATATTTGTAGAATTCAAAAAAGAATAAAAAAGAATGATATTACACGTTAAAAGAAAAACACTAACTAATCAAGATAAACAAAATTTAAAACTTCTTATAGTTGCAGATGATACGCCTGTAGAAATACCTATTGGATTCCATTGGGACTTAAAAGGAGAATCAAATGATGAAGATTTATTAGATTTTCATTTATTTTGTCTATCAATTGTAAAAGATTTATTTGAAGAAAAATTTACAACAAATGAAAGAGGTGCATTCACATATGAAAATATGGATTTCTTTGACACCGAACATGTTTCAAATGAATTGAAAGCTTTATTTAATATGATTTCAAAAGAAAAAGCAATTAAATTATTGTTATGAATATAAATGTAAAAAGAATTAATGAACCTCATGATATTAAGACCACCAGAAAAATGAAGCTTAATAATATTAATGGCTTACCAAAAACAAGATTTATTGGATTTGATTGGAATGTAACACCAGAATGTAAAGAAGAAGAAGATTTGAAATATTTTCAGTTATTTTGCATTTCAATTACAAAGGATTTATTAGCAAAAAGATTCAAGACAACTGAAAGAGGTGAAATTATATATGATTGTGTTGATAATATTGATGCTAAACATTTAATAGAAAAATTAGATTATTTATTTTTTAATATCGAAGATTCAAAATGAAAGAAGGAGATATATTGCAACGTGGTTTATTTTTTTATAGAATTTACAATATTGGTAGAACTGATATTGTAATGAATAAAATTTTGTATAATCCTGCGAAAGATGTGCTACAGATATATCATGGTTATGAATTTGCAAATATTGATGATGTTGGTGTAGGTAAACTTTATACAGTTTTAGATCCTGAAAACCCAGACACATTAGCTAAATTAGAATTAGTTAAAAGAAAATATAAATTACAGAAGTTAAACGCCATTAATAATTAAACTATGTTCGCATTAAAACACAAGCCAACAGGAAAATATTTATATGAAGATGAAGGTGGTTCATTATTGAACTTGAAGAAAATTTCGAAGAAGAATTTGAAGCTGAAATATGTATAGCATATTGCGCAAACAAAGAAGATATGAATGAAGAAATTTTAAAATAATAATATGATAGACTATAGTAAAATGACAATCGATGAATTAAATTCTCTTATCCAAGAAGAATCAGCAAAATTTGGTAAAAAAGATATTAAAAAGTTTTTTAACAAATTATCAAAATCCAAAAAAGTTAGTGAATTAAAAATGACAGGTGAATATTCTTTCACATTCAAATTTAATGATGAATATAACACAATTGCATATCATATTGATAGTGAGTGTATGGTTATTAATTCAGGTCTTGGTGATCCATTTACAGCCAATTCAAGCGAAATTGGTTTTTATGAATTAGCAGAACATTATTTTTAATATGAAGAAAAAATGTGCAGAAAAAGATGAATATGAAGCACCTAAGGAGCCAAAATATATTTGCAAAAAGTGTGGAAGATCATCTAAAAAGATAGAAGAAGTTTGTAAACCTAAAAAATTAGATAAATGACAGAATTATTAGCATTTTTAAAAAGCCAAGATGGTGATACATTATTTTGGTACGGAGTATTTATTATAGTATTAATAGCTACTATATTTAATGGTATAGCAAGAGTTGTGAGACAATTCATAAAGCCAAAAAAAAAGCCAATAGAAGAATGGATAGATGTAAGGACTAAATTACCTGACGTCGATTCTGTTGTATTGTGTTTACTTAAAGGTGGAAGAAAAACTGTCTGTAAATACACAAAGGTTTTTAACCTTGAATTTGTAGAATCTACAATTTGTGTTACAGAAAATGTAACTCATTGGATGTTTTTACCTTAAAATTTTAAAAATAAAATATATGTTATAAGTTTTATTTGGTAGTTCGGGAAAATGTCCCTACATTTGTCGTATCAAAGTATTAACACTTAAAACTTAAAAAATGGACAAAAGTGCAATTTATCTAATTATTAAAGTCTTTGCTATTATTTTATTGGTATCGTTTCTTTTTAGCCTTTTACCAGGCGTTGGTCATCAAACCTTTAATGGTAAAATTCACACTCATTACAAAGTAGTTGGAGACTTCATATTTGAAGCAACATCAGAGCCAGATAATAATGGTAATTTCAATGTTATTGTAACAAATACTAAAAGAGAAGTATTTAAATATGAACAAATTTTTAATGATTACGATGCATTAATTAGAGATGCTAGATCATCATTAAATTATTTTCCTAGTCAGAATACTTATAAATATAATGTTAGTCTTAATAAAAAAAGCGGATTTACATTTTTATCGGATAAATCTTATAACAATTTAAATCCATATACAAATCAGCCATTTGATGCATTTTTTCCAGTTGTTTTTTCAGATCAGTTATTCAAATCTGCATCAAATTTCTTTGATATTTATTAACTTTAAAATAAAACTATGTTTGGAATGTTTGGAATGCCTTATGGACCGATCTTCAAAGAAGATTTTGAAAAAAGTAAAAAAGACATAAATCCTGAAATTTTAGCAATTTTAGCAAAAAATGAAATTACTATTGATGATGTAATTGATCGAAAATTTGGATTTGTTTCATTTAGCAGGCTTAAAGAGCAAGATAATTTTAATCATATAGCAAATGAAGATAAAATTGTTATTATCAACAATATGATTAAACTTGAGCAAGAAATGATGTCAGCATTCAAAAGACTTAAAAAAGTTTTTGATAAAGAATGTGAAAGTTTTGTCATAAAAGAAACTTTTAGTATGCTGTATAGACCAAATGTGTTTAAAGATGCTATTAAAAGTCATATCGAAAATATCGAGTTTTTTAAATCTGAAATAAAAAAATATGAAGCACACTATTAAGAAAATGGAGCACGTTTTGAGCTTTATGAATGATGATAGAAAGCAAATATCTATGAATGGCTATGCTTTCATAGACGAAAATGGAAAATGCTATATGATTGTTTATGGCGAAGGTCGTAGAGATTTTTTATCAAATTATTTGAATAACTTATTAAACTAAAAACTATGATAGCATTATATATATTTATAGCTGTGTTAATAATTTGTATTTTTTTAGCAAATTATACATTTTTATATTCAAAAGATGGTGATGGAAAAATTGTTATAAAACAATTTATAGCAGCACATGATGACACTACATTAGAATATGATGTAGTATTAAAAATGACAATGCCTGTTATTTATCATTATGATGATGAATGGATAGTTAGTATTTGTATTGATAATCTTACTAATAATATTTCAAAAGATGATCTAATTGGTAGCATATCTGTCACCGAATCATATTATAATTATATCAATATTGGTACTATAGTTAAAGTGAAATATACAAAAAATAGGATTTGGAAATCATTAAATATTCAAAAAATTTATTAAGAATTATTTGGTAGATTGAAAAACTTCCCGTACATTTGTAGAGTCAAAAAGATATAAACACTTAAAAAGCTCAAAAATGGAAAACGAACTGATTACAGAAGAAGATGAAATGTTACTGACAGGTTTTGGTGCAGAAATTTCAAAAGACATTAAACCGTTTGATTTTTATGATGAAAATAAAGATGAAAAAAATTAAAAAATAATTCATTTTTGTTTGGTAGTTCAAAAATTATAAGTATCTTTGTATAGCAAATATAAAAATAACAATCTAAAAAATAAAATTATGGCAATGTTCGGTAAAAAAGTAGTAGAAGCTAAGAAAGCAACAACAAAGGCAGACACACATCCAGTAGCAGTAGTACCTGGTGAAGACTTCGCTAGTAAACTTTCAAAATATAATAAGTTGAAAGAAGAAATCAAAAATAAGACTGCCGAGCAGAAAAGTATTGAAGGTGACATTAAATCTGTTGCTTTTGAAGAATATGTGAAGATGTATTCAAAGTTGAAAAGAAATCCAGAATCAATTAAGGTTGCTTCTGAAAAAGGCGACAAAGTGATGTTCATCGTAATGAAGAAATATGCCGGATCAGTTGACGAAGAAAGAGCAACTGAACTTCGTGAAAAATACGGAGATACCTTCGTTGAAGAAAAATCAGAAGTTGTTATGAACAACGACCTGTTGAATAAATATGCTGACAAATTGGAAGCTCTTATTATGAGTGCTGACTTTATGACAGACTCAGAAAAAGAAGAACTTTTCGTAAACAAAGTTGTTTACAACATCAAAAGTGATGCAATCAACGAAGCTTTCACTTTGAACAATGGCGATGTTGAAGGACTTTTGAGTGACACGAATCCAGTTCTGATGTTGAAAGAAACAAAGTAAGTTCATTTTTCATTTTTTATAGTTAAATTCAAGTCAAAAAAATCTGGTATTCATTTGAGTATCAGATTTTTTTTAAAAATTCAAATTTATGAGAATAAAAGTATCATATTGGCGTGTTTTGTCTATTAGCTATGTTCTATTTATTTCTATGTTTATTATATCTTGTTCTCATAGAACAGTTGAAGATAAGTTTGTCAGAAATATTGATATGAAAATCACATCAATAAACGGAGAAACTGTTCTAAGTGACGATAAATTTCATAAACCAGAAACTTGTAATACTATATTGCTTGAAACTATCGATGGTCCAAAACAATATAGAGAACTTAATACCTGCAAATTACATAGTAAAATTCATATAGATAATGTATGGATCTATAATCATAGAGTTGGGGATATTGTACATTTTGATTTTCTATTAAAGTCTAAATTTTTTGAAATAAAAGAAAGAGAATGATGAAAAAACTTGCAGGATATGGGTATAAACTGTTACTAATTTCTATTATGGCAGTTCTTTTTTGCTGGACTATTGTATCATTAATGTTTGTTACTATGCTAACAGTAGTATTAGCTATAATATTTGGTATTTGCTATGGAGTATATTTAATTTTCAATAATGTAAAACATTTACTAAAAAATAAGAAAATATGAAAACCTTGTTAATGTTATTTTGTTTACTTTTTTCATTGAATTCATTTTCACAAAAAGATGCTAAGGCTAAAACTGTATTAAACAAGTTTATTCTTGGATATGACAATGAAAAAACTTTGAAAGAAAAAGTTGATATGAATGAATTGAACTATTACAGCTTCGATAATGATGTGACAAGAATCACACTTAACGAATATGTGTATAAACAACGAACAATTAAAGTTGTTTTATTATTAATAGATAATAATTTATATGGAGTTAGATATTATCCAAAAAATGATAAAATGCTTTTTAAATATCAAGATTACTTAGATAAAAATTTTGAATCTAAGTTTATAAAACAAGAATGGCACAATAACTATATCCAAGTTAATTATGACATTGATGGAAATTACAATGAATCATTCGTCCATTATGATATAGAATTATTAAAAAAATATCCACAATATAAAGATTTTTAACCAAAAAAAAAAGTAAAATTATGAGAAAGTTAATGGTAATGATTATGTTGGTAGTTGCAATTTCAATTGTAACAGTTGCTCAAAAACCTGTTCCTGTAGTCCAAAATGAATACAGTGTTCAATTAAACAAAGAAATTGTTAGATTGAAAGAAGATGTCAAAAAAGATAAACAGTTGAAAAAATCTGCAATCAAGCAAAAAAATGATGAAATTCGTCAATACGAGAAAAATATTTCGTATAACGAAGGTCAAATAAAAGATCGTGAAAAGATCCTAAAACAAATAAAAAAAGTAAAATAAAAAATTATTACCGTAGCTATTGGCTAGCTTTGATTGTATAGAGTGCGCACGAATTACAATACGGAACTTGAAGATAAGGAGTAATTACCTGAAAATAGAGCAAACAGGAGCGGTCCTGTTGTTATGGTCCGAAACCATAGCGGTAATATTTTTCTAAAACACAAATTATGAAAACATTAATTCTTTTTTTAGCATTAATATTTATTTCATTTATAGGGTATTCTCAATGCACCTATTCAATAACTGAAAATATCACAATCACAGGTGGTCAAAGTTATTACACATTCACAACTTCTGGTAAATATCTAAGAACACTAAAAACAATTCACACAAATTGTGACAGTATCATAAGCACTACTCTAGCTATTACTGGTTCTTCAACATTCACATATGGTACAATATCAACAACAGGATTAAAAACTAAAGATATTGAATTATACAAATTATATCTTGTGTATTGCAATAAAATAGTTTATGATACAGTTAAAATAATAGGATATGCTACACCTATAGTTCAAAGCGGTGTATATTTAACTCAAAATATTGTTTGCTCAGCTACTAATAACTATAATCCATACCGACTTAAAAAATGGAAAAATATTCCATCAACTGAAACAAGAATGCCTACATTACCTACAGGTAAAATTGCAAATTGGTCAACAATTGTTTATCCTTGTCTTCAAAGAAAATCTAGTACCACTGATTTTTATTCTTGGTATTGTAAATTAATAAAATACACAGTAACAGAAAATATAACAATAAATAATGGTCATATTTATAATGGTCATACCATATCTGGACAATATACAAGAAATCTTAAATCTATTTTAGGCGCTGATAGCACAGTAATTACAAATTTAACAGTAAATACAAATACAATAACTTACAGCTATGGTACAACGCCATCAACTGTTAAATTTGAAGATAAAACTCTATTTGGACTATATCTAACTTATTGTAATACATTAGTATTAGATTCAGTAAAAATTGTCGGATATTCTGAACCATTAGTCGCTAATAATTTTAATATTACTCAAAAAATAATTAATACAGTTTCAAATAATTATAATCCATATAGATTTAAAAAATACAAAAGTATTCCTTCAACAGAAACTAGATTGCCTATTTTACCAACTGGGAAAACAATTAGTTGGACTAAGGTTTCATATTATGTACTTCAAAGAAAATCAAGTCTTGATGATTATAATGCATCTTATAAAATATTACCAATTTTTGGACCACCACCAGCAACAATAAAAATAGAAGATTATGCACTGTTTAATCAATATCTAATATATTGTCATAGAATGGTATTAGATACAACAAAAATTGTTGGATATAAAACAATTCCATTAGTTCCAGTTACTAATTCAACAGGAACTTGGCAAACTCAAAATTGTGTAGTAAATAGTAGAATAAATTATAACCAATATAGATTTCGTAAGTATAAAAATATTCCTGCAACAGAAACTAGATTACCTGCATTAGCTTCTGGTCAAGCTTATTATTGGATTTCAATATCATATTGGTCTAGGCAACGAAAATCTACTGATATAGATTTTTATTCTTGGTATTATAATTTACCTATAAAACCTTTGTAGTATCAAAAATTGTTAGTATATTTGTAGTCAATTGTAATCAATTAAAACAATACATTATGAGTAAAATTGCTATTATTTTGCTAGTCATACTAGCAGCAGTTGTTTTAGGTTTCGTATTAGTGCCATTCATTCTAAGTCTTGCAGCATTTTTAATTAAAGTCGCAATCACATTTGGACTACTTTTGGCATTTGCATTAGGTGTTTTTATTGGAAGATTCTTTCCTCGTAAAAAACCAACAAATGATATCTAAATCTTTCTTTGAAAACGCAAGTCAGGACGCTCAAGAGTGTTCTGATCTTGCAAGAAAGTGTTCAACATTTACACTCAATGATCTTATTCAAGCTACATCATTAAAATCGCAAGAAGCAATTCTACGCAATCAAATTGTTATAGCTGAAGAACTCAACAAAATCAGCGAAATGATTGAAAAACATAATAAAGGATTTCAAGAAAGTATGTAATGACTGATCTGGAATTAAAATTAAAAGATTATCTATCAAAAAATACAAGTATAATTGAAAAATCATTGAAAGATATGTATATCAAGTACAACTGTATTATTGTAAATGAAATAGAAATTGATGATAATTATTTTCAAGCTCATTGTACAACTTGTAAAACTATGCCTCCTACAATTTCGCCATGGTTCCCTATACCAACAAAATTTTTAAGAAAAAATAAATTAGAAATGTTGAGGTTATATCAAAAGTAGTCCGTATATTTGTAGTGTTGAAAAAGTAATAAACAATTCTAAACAATTTTTTATGGATATCAAACAAGCAATAGAACTAGCAAAAACAATAATAAGTGAGCATAGAGAATTAATAGCTTGGAAAGTAACCTTTAATAATAGAAAAAGAGCTTTTGGCATCTGTATCGCAAATTTCAAATAGAACTTTCATCTGTTCTTGTTCCAGACATGACAGATGAAGCAATAAAAGATACTATTATTCACGAAATTGCACACGCTCTAACAAAAGGTCACAATCATAATAATGTTTGGAAAAGAAAATGCATTGAACTTGGTGGTGATGGTCAAAGATGTGGTGGTGTAGAAAAATATAAAGATGCTAATGTTATCGCAGAAAGACTTGAAAAATACACTTTAACCTGTCCAATATGCAATCATAAAACACAATTAAGCAGACTACCAAAAAGAGATCGTTCTTGCGGTGAACATAATCATAGACGTTACAATCCAGAATATAAATTAATTGTCACAAGAAATTATTAAAAATCCTTTTTTATATCAAAAATTTCCCGTATATTTGTAGAGTTAAAAAAAACTTAAAAACTATTAATATGAAATTTTTAATTATTGCAGGTATTGTCGTTCTGTCCGCATTAGTAGCATTCGGATTTTTACTTTTTTATTATAAACTTCGTGCAATTTATTACAATCATAAACTAAAAGAGTTGAATAAAAATAAACTGAACTCTTAATATCACAGCATATTTTCACTTTTTAACATTTATTAATATGGATAACAAATGTAATGGTCCGCCCAGTGGTATCTTATAAATTTAATTAGATATATAGAAGCCAGAAAAGCAAGATAAATTAGATTAGTAAGATATGAGATAATAATATAGATAAAATATAAACCCTTAATAACGACAAAATGGAGAAATGTAATAGTCCGCCCAAGAGGTAATAACTAGATAATATATAAATAATATAATAGAAGCCAAAAAAGCAAATATAATGAGATAATAATTAATGAATATAAATGCAAGACTGATAATGCTAATCCAAAATTCAAAAGTCTATTTTGGCTATCAGAATAGATAAGCAGAAAAAAGCCACCGTGAGGTGGCTTTTTTTATAAATTATATTTATTTTATATTATTTTTTAAGTTTTTTGAATTGCATTATCTTTATCATCTTTATCATCATCTTCTTCATCTTTCTTAACTTCCTCTTTTCCTTTTTTTAACTCTTTCTTATATTCAGGATCTAATTCTTTTAATAATTGTTGAAGCTCACCAACATGAGTTTTTTCTTCTTTAGCAATTTTCAATAAAGTGGTTTTAACTTTATCATCCTTTGCTGTTTCTGCTAATTGCTCATATAAACTAACTGCGTCCAATTCTCCAATTATAGCTAATCTTAAAATTTCTTTATCACTAGTTTCTCTATCAACATACTTCAAATCTACTGGAGTAGTTGCTAATAGTTCATTCATTTTCTTGAATTCTTCATATTTTTTCATAACAATTCTATTATTTTTTCTTTTTGTTCATCTGATATTTTAAGAGTATCAATAAAATCTATCGCATAATTTTTATCTTTGAAATTTTTATAATATTTCAATTTTCCATAAATATTATCAGCATCTTCTTCTTTAGTTATACCAAGTATATCTAAAATTTGACAAAAGTTGCACATTCTTGTATCAGATAACATATGACAACTATCACAATAACTAAGGCTTTCCTTAAACAATCTAACATTTTTAATATTTTTCATAGCTTTATAAATTATATTTATCGGTCATTAACATCCATTCACATCTTTTTTTAACATCTGAGTTAAGTTTTTGAGAAATAAGACGATATTTTGATTTATATTCATCTGGATTTTTTTCAAATATTGATACTAATTTATCATCTAATTTTTGTTTAAATTCAGAGTAATATTCTTTATATATTTCTTGTAAAACACCGACTAAAGTATTTCTAATAGCTGGTGCACTTTCATTTATATCATTAATCAAACAAAATCTATCAATCTCCCAATATATATATTTATTTGCAGATAATATTGTATTAAAAATATCTCTATAAATATAATTATCGTTTTCAAAATGAGTCTTATTTAAGCGATTAACTTTTTTAAAAAATTCATCTTTATTCATATACTCCCGAACAAAATTTTCAATCTTAATACGATTTTGCTCAGAAACATATTCATAAACTATTGTTCTTTCATAGCTATTTTCAAAAGTCTTTAAATATTTCATATTTATTATATATTAATTTTTTTATATCAAAAACTATCCGTACATTTGTACTCAATCTTAAAGCATATTGATATGTCAGTAAAGTATGAGTCGTTTAGGTATATGTTTCCACCTCGGCCAGAGTATGTTATCTCTCCAGAACAACTTTGTAAATATGAAGGCACTCATATCGGGCAACCAAAACTCAATGGTTCTTGCTGTGAAATTTACATCAAAGGTGATGAATTAAGATACTTTGGTAGGCATCAAAATGAAAATCTTTCAAATTTCAAATTAAAATTACCTGAACTTAAAATTCTTAATTTTGGTAATGATGGCTGGAATGTTATTGTTGGAGAATATATGAACAAGAACAAAAACGGTATTGATGGCAAACCTTGGAATCATAAATTTGTAATTTTTGACATCCTTGTATATAATGGTGATTACCTCATTGGTACAACAATGGAAGAAAGAATTGCACTTCTTGACACTTTATTAGGTACTGAAAGTGAAAATGACTATCTCTATAAAATAACAGATGATATTTATAGAGTTAAAACATTCTATGAAAATTTTTCAGAGCTATGGAAAAAAATTACCGAAGTTGATATGCTCGAAGGATTTGTTTTGAAAAAAGCTGTTGCTAAATTAGATAGAGGTTTAGCTGAAAAAAATAATACTCTATGGCAATTGAAAAGTCGTAAACCAACAAAAAATTATAAATTTTAATTATGGAGAAGACATTTAATAATGCAGAACGCAGACGCTATTATGGATTAAGAATTGGCGACACCGTAAAATTGGATTTTTTCAACTTTAAAAAAGAAGATAAAGATACATTAGCTGAAGTTATTGGTTATGGCGTTATGGATAATAACAAAGTCTATGTAAGATTAGAAAATGATGAAGAACGGTCTTATGTTGCAGAATGGTGTACAATAGTTACAAAAGTTGAAGATAAATAAACATGAAACCTACTAAAAATAAGGTATTTTGCAATAATTGCGATAGAATAAAAATGCTTTTTGATACAGAAAAGAAAGCAGAAATTTTTATGAAGTTCAACAATGAAGAAATAGAATCGGTATCTGGTTATAGTCCTAAAAGAAGTTACTATTGTCTTTTTTGTGGTGGATGGCATACAACAAGTATAAAAGAGCAAATTGGATTATCAAAAAAAGAGCAATTGTTATTCAATAGAGAAAAAGAAAATAAAACAAATATTGTAAATAAAGAAGAAATAAAAATCAAAAAAATAAGTGAAGTTGAAGATAAAATAAAAGACTTAGACTCTTCTAAAAAAGAAATATTTTTTTCAGAAAATATAAGTATTCTAACTCAAGAAATTGAAATACTTAATAGTGATACTGATAAAGAAAAATTAAAAGAACTTCGTCAGAACCTTGAAATTCTGTATATAGTTAGAAATAAAAATGGCTTTAAAAAAATAAACAATAAATTTGAAGAGGCTAGAAAAAAAGAGATTGAAGAATGGAGTTTATGGGCAAACAAAATTGGTTATTAGATAAATTTTAATTATGAAATATATTTTATTTTTACTCATTATTGTCTTAATTAGTTGTGCTGGTCCTAAAGATCCAAACGATTTAGGACTTGTTGAACGACTTCCAAAAGGTGAATATGTTATTTGGAATTATGGTTCAAGACATATTGTTAAATGTCAAAATTCAGAAGGTAAATTCTATTATTTAAATGATGCAAATTTTGACCAAAATAATGGAATAGCCGGATATGATGCTCAGCAATATCACGAAAAAACTAAAATTACTATAAAATAATGGAAATTATCGAATTAGCAAAACAATGGTTAGGACAATTATACAATGATAATATTGTAATAATGCCAAAAGTGACAAGTTCTGGACTTGTAGTATGGTTTTATTCAGATGATACAGGTGAAGATTTGCCATATTTCATAACTGTACCTATGACAGAAGCTTTGTTGAGTGGTAAAAATCCAAAAAAAGTAAAAAACGAATACAACACAACATTTAGAGAAATGAAAAAAGAAGTGATACCTATAAAAGATCAAATGTTAGCTAAAATACGGGAGAAACTAAAAGATCAAGAATTTGAACTTATAGAATGGTCTTGTACTGAAGATTGTATTCTTTTGAGAAAAATTTTATGTGCTGGAACTAAAATTGACAATGTTCCTGTACCAACCCGTTACAACAGAGTTGTTAACGTTTATAAATTAATGTATGAACTTGAAATCTTAATATATGGAAACAAAAATTAAATCGTCATTAAAAAAAGTCCATATAGGAACAAATGTGTGGTCGTGTGGAAAAATTAATGAAAATTATAAGGGAACAAAAATAAAGCACATGGTCATATATGGACCAAATAATTCTCAATATCAAATATTTGATAAAGATGTAGAATTTATAACAACTATTGATGAAGTAGAATATGGAGATTTACATGGACTTCATAAAGGTTATTGTAATCGTAATGGAAATTATTCCATTGAGTCTAAATTAAAAATATTTATTTTAACAGCTATTCTTGATCAACAAACACAATGGCGATTTAATCTAAAAAAAAGACCAAAATCAGGAAAGTTAAAAGTTATTTACGAAAATGGAACTATTAAAAATATAGATTTTAACGGTGAATTTAAACCAGTTGAAATTCCATATTTTTGGTCAAAATCTAAAAAAAGCACAAGACTTGTTAATGTCTTTGGATATAGATTGCCTAAGTCTATGAATGTTTAATTTTTAAAATGGTAAATCATCATAATTTTTTCTATATTTTTCTCTATGAAGATATTCTTCTTCAGTCCAAATTTTATAATTATATTCAGGTTTAAAATCTAAATTAATAATTTTCAATTTTCTTATTATTTTTATTTCGCCAGTGAAAGGCTTCCATCCTCTCGCAGTCAATTTCCATTCTCTAAAATCAGTTCTATTTCTATTATACAATTTAGCCCATTCATTAATAATATAAGTTTTTGATAAACATTGAACTATAGCTTTATCACAAGCTTCTCTTAATTTAATATTATCTCCTAAATTTTCTAAAAAAACTCCACAGCAAGAAATATCAACATTCTTTATTAGATTATAATAAGCGAATTGATATTCCATTTCAGAAGTTGTGCCATTTCTATTTGGTCCACCAAATCTTGGACGTATAATTTGAATTATTTTTCTATCTTTATTCATAAGTGTCCAAGGTTCCGATATTAATGAAATACCTTTATACATATGAAGTGAATCTACATCATATAAATCTAAAGTTGTATATCCTTTACCATTTAAAAAAATTCTTAATTTTTGTGCAGAATCTGGCATACACAAAATATCAATATCATGTATTTCAAGACCTGCAATACTATCTCGAACAGCACCACCATAAATTGTAATATAATCCGATACTCTAAATAACTCTTTAACATCAAATTCTATATAATCTGATATTCTTTGTTCTACTTTATTTTGTAAAATTTTTAATGTAATCATAATTTATTCATAAAGACTGTGCATACCTGTGTTTGAAATAAAATCTCTCATTTTTGGCTGTTTTACTCTTTGACTTTTTTAAATCTATAACCAACAAACCAAATATCTATTCTAAAAAACCAATTTCCTTCATTTTTACCGAAACCAATTCTTAGCATTCTATTGTTTTTATCTAATTTTATCTTATCTATCATCTTAATTTGTAGTAAATATTAGAAATTAAGTTTATAAATTATAATCACCAAGGAAAGTATTTTTTTATAAGAGATTTAATTATAAATGTACTGGATGGCTTTGATGCATAATCGTTAGCGCCAGATTCAATTGATACATATTTATCATTATTTGATGAAGAATGTACAATAATAATAACCTTTTGATTAATTTTTCTTATCTCTATTATTGCTTCATATCCATTCATTAATGGCATTTGAATATCCATAAATATTAAATCTATATCTTGATTATTCGAAAAAATTTCAACTGCTTCAATACCATTTTTTGCTATAAATATTTTTTTAGAATATTCTTGCACTCTTAATGTTGTTAGAATTTCTGAAGCTGAATCATCCTCCACAATCAATATCTTTAATTTCTTCTTCATAAAATATATATAAAATTTTTTGAAAAATATTTGGTAGTTCGGGAAATGTTCCCTATCTTTGTTGTGAAATTAACACTTAAAAATACAAATATGAAAAAGTTAACATTTAGTGAATGGAAAAGTCTTATAAGTGGTAGACAGAGAACGCAAGATCAATTGTATTGTCTCGCTTGTATTTTTATTATTGTACCAATTACAGTAATTTATATGTTTACTAAACTTCTGTTTTTGTTCGACAATGAAGTACTAGCAACAATAACAGCTACTATTTCCTTCGCATTAATTTGTGGTGGCTCAATTTATGGCGCATTTAATCTTTACTGGTGGTGTATTTGGACTGAAAAATTAGAATCACAATCATTAATTGATGAATTAAAGAAGAAAAAAGAATTATTAGAATATTATAAAAACAGAATAGAAGAATTACAAACCAAATTAAATCAATAATTATGAAAATCGCAATTCAAGGTAGTATAATTGAAACTGATAACATTTATTGTATTGGTAAAATAGTTGAAAATAATGATGATAGAAATAAATTCTTATTTGAAATAGAATCATTCAATGATAATAATTTAGAAGTTTCTATTGATATGTATGAAGAAAATAAGATTTCAATAAAATGTGAGGAACATAGGGCAAAATATTTTAATGAAATTATTAAAACAGAAGAAAGAAAAAAAGAAATGTATAATGAAATTCAAAATTTACAGATTGAACATCGTTTAGAAAATAAAGCTCGTTTAGAAAGAATGAGACAAGATATTTACAAAATATGGTCTGAAAATCAACCAAAACTTCCAATGTTTGATACTAAAAATTATTAAGATGAAAGAAATTGAAGTATTGATAGAAAATTATGAAAAAGTAATTGAAGCTAGAAAAAAAGTTGCAATTACTACTGATGCAATAAGAATTATGATTGCAACACAAATTTGCACTTTTGAAGCTGTTATTAAAGATTTGAAAAAATTAACCATTTAAATTATTAAAATGAAAAATAAAAAATGTATAATAAGTAGATATGATGAAACTTTAACAAAGCCACCATATTTAACTATTCCAATTGATAAAGTTGAAGTAGTAGAACCTGAAACAGATCATTTAGGTGAGGAATTTGCTAATAGATTAAGAATAGCGTGTAGGAGTAAAGGATACGATTTTAAGTTTTATACTATGAGCAAAGAAGAAGGAATGGATTATAATATAATAGTTTATTAATCATTAAAAAACTTATTATGAGCAAAGCAGTAAAAAATTACAAAAATAGAATTCTGGTATTAAGTGTTGTTTCTTGTGTTATATGGTATTTGTTATTTACATTACTTGTAAATTCAGATGATATGTCAAAATATCATTTTATTACTTATCATGAATATTCTAAAATGTTCTAAAATGTTTCCAAGTGACTGGTATTTAAAATATCTGTATGCTGGGGTAAAAATGTTTTTGAAAGCTTATAATATATATATCCTTACTACTACTTGGATTATTTTTTTGTTGGATGTAATCGCTGTATTTATTATTTATGATGATTTACTAAATTATATTTTAAAAGTTTCTTATCTTCGTAGTGATAATCATGCTCGATTAATAAAAAAAGCAGTTGAATCTAGTAATTTTGTAGAAGCTGAAAAATTACTTGATCAGTATAAAAATTCTAAATATGGTAAAGAAAAAACATATCAATCATTAAATGTTATTGTTTATTGTTGTAAATATAATAAAAAAATAAAATTATGAAAATAGTAATTCAGGGTAAAATAATAGATACAGAAGTATTGAGAGTCAGTACAGTATCGTCAGAAAGAGTAGAAAAAATTAAGATTCATATACAAAATCTACAACATGAATTTGTGATTTCTGATTTAAAAATAAGTAAAAAATAATTCATAAATGTTTGGTGGTTCGGGAAAGGTTCCCTATCTTTGTAGTGTTAATT